ACATTGCCACTGCTCGTTATCGCTCCACTGATAATAGGATTAGAACCAAAATCTGCTGTAAGAGTTGTGCCGTTTCCGTAAAATTGCATTGCGTTTAACAAATTGCCAGAAACATCCATTAACTTTAAAATATAATTAGCACCAGAAGATAAATTATTTCTGTAAATATCCATCTCTCCGCGCTTCACACCGTCTATATAATAATAATTATTTATTCCTTCCCAAGCTCCTGCGCTTGTATTAACGTAAGAAATCGCTCCACATGTCAACGGATCAGTTCCTATATCAATACTTCCAAATCCACTTGTAATACTTCCTGAGTTCAATGCGCCTACCGTTGTGATTGAAGAAGAACCGGCGACAGGAGAATAGTTTGTAGCGGTCTCAGATGCCATACTACCAAACGAATTGATAACCGAACCTCCACCTAAAGATATACCACCGGAGAAGTCTATATACCCTTCTCCAGCTGTTAATACATTTGCAAATGATCCTAATGACAAGGTATTACCTCTTATGGTAAGATTGGGAACATAAGTAGGAGAAAGTAGATTTATAATTCCATCTACACCTGTCCCAGCACCAAGGCCAGCAATAATTTCAACACTTCCACCATCGCCGTCTGTGGTGGCATTACCGGCGTATAAATTGATTGCCCCACCATTTCCTGATGTAGTCCCGCCATTATTTGCCTGCATTGATACAGAGTAACCATATTCTGTCTCACCTGCAGGATTATTAAAACTAATGTAAACACCTGAAGATAAATCCACATATGGTTGTTGGTTTTGATATGTACCACTTCCTTGTAACGTTATTCCATTTGTTGTTATTTGGTATGAAGAAGGATCGCCTACGTTTACTGTTGAAAGCCACAATGAATCGGTGGATCTATAAAGTTTTATTCGGTTAGGATAAACTATATCTCTTTTCCATTGTGCCAAAGTAAAACAATAAAACAGTGATAAAAATATTACTAATATTATTTTTTTCATATAATAACCCATCCTATATTTAATCCTTCATCATCAATACCTCCTAATGAAGTAATGGTAAAACTAACACCAGCGACCACTGCACTGACAGAAATTGTCTGGTTGCTATTACCAGACTGTTGAAATAAACATATTCTATTAGCAGTCGTTACGTTTGCATTATTTACTGTCACAGTACCATTTGCATCAAGTGTTGCATCACCTCTTACTAGGACTGGTTGTTTGTTATTAAATGTATTCCAATCGGCACTTGTTAAATAACCATTGACAGACGAAGTGGCAGCGGGGATACTGATCGCAGGTGTTACTCCTCCGGTAGAAACTATAGGCGCAGTTCCCGTTACCTCGGTTACAACACCTGCAAGAGTCACATCTGTAAAAACTAAATTTCCATCGGCCGATGTTATTAACAGTTCATCTTCTTTGCCGCGTTGTGGTAAAGAAGTTGTTTTTTGGAATATTCCGGGAATGGAGTAAACGACACCGTCCTGAGTGCGTAAAGCGATACTAAATAAATTATTGCCTACATTCACTGCCTGGATAGACTGTTTTCCAATATCAGAAGGATAAGAAGAGGAAGGTTCGCCTACTTTATCTATAAGCGTATTGATTGCTTGCACCAATTCCTGCAGTTCCCTATCGATACTTCTATCGGATTGTTTTATATGTGTAAGCTTTTTACTCACTTTGAAAATCTTCACTCAATAATTGTGAAACTGAAAATAAATTATTCTGCATTCGATAAGCGAACTTGGCTTTTAATTCAAATTCTTTATCTATATTGGAATCTGTTTGACGTATATGTTGTATCTTTTCCATATTACTCTCTGAAGTCTGATGATACAATAGATGCAACTGAGAATGTATTACTCTGCATATTATAAGCATATTTAGCTTTTAATTCATATTCATCATAAAGATTCTTATAATGTTTTGAAGCCTGTAATCTATCAATCATTGGTAAATCAGTTCTTGCCATATACAAATCACTGATAACATAATGAGCAAGAGCTTCATGATATTCCGCTTGAATCTCGGGTACTGAAGTACTCACTACTGTGAGTATATCAGGATTCTTGACAAATTCAATACTCATATATGCTACTGTATCATCAAAATCAGTAAGTTCTTCTCCATCAATATCATAAAAACGAATAGTCTTATCATCACTAATAACTATAGAATATTCATTAACTGCTTCACCTGAAGAATCAACACAGGCAATACCCGAGTAGAACATTACACTGGCGCTCGATTTTAATGTTACTGTATCAGTTGTGGTATCTTTATAAAAGGACCAAGAGTAAACACCGTCGGTATCAGTTAATACTAATGGAGCCGCTTTAGTAGTGCCTACCAAAGTTTGACCTGTCATAAGGATTGTACTTCGTTTTGAATTCAATTTAGATGCAGCTATAAATTTAGTCTGTGCAGTAGAAAGCATCTGAGCCATAGTTGTATATGGTACTTTAGGATGATGCAACTTAATCAAATCTACAATTTGTGGAACACTAAGTTTTGTAGCAACTGTTGCAACAGTTGGAGTATAACCGATACTATCAAAGTCGAATCCCAAACTCCAATTAATCGTTGTTGCTGCAATCCCTGTGACCGTGACTGCCAATGCATCATTGGTATCATCTGCCGTTAAAGCAATAGTGCAAGCACTTAGAGATGCATCATCATCGGCACTTGTAGGTGCAGTATAATCCACTATTGATACTGTGCCATCAACATTCTTTATCAGAATAGAAAAACTCCACTCTTTAGAATCTATGGTAGTTGCATCTTGCGCTACTGCAGTACCACGCAATCTAAAGGTTGCATCATGTGCAATCGCAAACCTAGTACCGTCTATTTGAAAGATTTCTTTTGGAGTTGCGTTTGTAGTCTGGCCGGTATAATTAATTTGATATGCCATTTTATTTACCTGTCTCTATCCAATAATGAAGTTGTCTGTTATCTCCACGACATTCTCGAAGAGAGTCTTTATACATCACAACAATAGAATCCTTCATGATAAGTCTTGCATGAAGATCACTGATAGTCTTCAGGTTCTCTTCCGAACTATACTTTATACCTGAACAATTACAAGACATTAAAGACAAACTTAATATGAACGCCAGAAATAGTTTTCTCATATTATCTCCATGAATAATCAAGTGTATCAAGTTCAATTAACTTTGTTGCCATAAACAAGTCGTGAGGCGATAACCAATCTGCTATTACTGGATTAAGTACATCCCCACCACCTGATTTATACCGTTCTAATACATCGCCACCACTATAATGACTAAGATGTTTTGAATCCTTAAGTATCTCAAATTCGATACCTGATTCATTATCCTTACGGTAAGAAGATTCACTGCATATCATTTGTGGCCAGAACTCTTCAATTCTTTGTTGATACTCTTCCAATCTCTTACCAAGATACATTCCTGCAATAGAATCATTATTAATTTGTTTTAATAATCCTAACGCAGCAATTTGTACGAATCCATATCCAATACCTTTTGCAAGATAATAATCATCCCAAAGTGTCATACGTCTCATTTGTTCAGGCGTATATTCCTTGCCACCTATATTATCTGCACAATACCGTTTTACTCTTGTCTCAATATCATTCTCACCTGTAGATTCTCTAAGACTTCGTTCTATATATCCATTACTCACTGATTCAGCAATAAAGATACCATCAGGTGTAGGTTCAACTATCCTACGTATCCGTTTTACATGATTCCATCTTGACTTAGTAATAGACTGGATCACTTCAGGAACGAATTCATTCTCTGTATGATCAAACATCCAGTCATGTACTCTCAATTCAGATAACTTAATCATTACTCCGGTCCTTTCATATAATCACCCCATGCTTCATATATTACTTTATGATTCTCGGATCTTGCACCAAGAACTTGTCTACGATTACCTATTGCCTTGAAAGAAACATGCACCCACTTTATTTCATATATACACTGATCGAATTCAAGATTCTCTTTTATATATTCAAATACTTCAAGTAATGATACTCCAGGTATGATTATATCTGCAGCTTCGCCTTTACAATGTTGTGAAGTGTTGGAACTATTAGGAACTAAATCATTAAGTGCTTTGCATCTAAATCCTGAATCTATTCTTAAAGGTTTATCAAAATGAACTCTTGTAGGTTCAAGTACATTATTACATAGAAGAATCATTCTTCTTGTCTGATCTGCATCAGGTTTATTCTCAATACCTGCTCTTTCCGCAGTCTGAGAATGAGTAAATTCTTCAAGAGAGAAATGTTTTGATAGTTTCATTACTGTGTCTGTTTCTTAATATGTTGAAATATAGTGCCAGTACTAAGTCCGAGTAATAGATAAACGATAAACTGATTAATATTACTATTGGATATTACTTCCATTAACATAGCTTGTTGCATTGCATTAGCAGTACCTAAGAGAATAATTGACTTACTTCCGTCTAACCAATTCCAGATGTTGATAAGTATCTCTTTCATGACATTCTCCATTAATCAAATTTAGTAATATTATTTAAATGATGTAATTTATTTATTCTTGTTGTTTCTTTTTGTAATATCTTTATTTCTTCAAGAATATATCTAATACCTTCATTAGACTGTATTTGATTAATCTGTATTTCATTAACAACTTTTACTAAAGTTACCTGTTGTTTATCCATTTCCATAGCTTTAATAACAGAATACATAGTTGTGAATACTGCACCTAAGATAATAATTAGATTAATAATCAATGCAGTTATAAGTGAAGAATACTTTATTTCTTTAATAAGCATTGGCATCTTTCTTTTTCTCCTTTGTTGCTCTCTATGTTTATCTTGATTTCTCACTATTACCCCTTCAGAATGGGTTCGTAATCCATTAGTTCAATTATTGTTTTGGTTGTGTATTCTTCTGAATCTCCTTAGATTATGGTGTTCCCATTACTATAACTGCTATCGCATTGGAAGCAGTTTCACTCGCTGCATAAAATACAGGTGTAACTGCAGTATTAAATGGAAGAATAATTGAATCACCTGGATTCAATACTGCTATCGTTGTTGCATCTGCTATTGTTGCTGCCATACATATCTTCAGTTTTAATGTTGTTGCCGCACCCAATACTGAACTACTCGAATAAAGATAACCACTATGTTTGATATACACAAATTTGGTACTAGTGAATGTACCAAGTGATACTGCTGTCTGTCCTGCTGTATATGCTGCAGTTCCACTCGTTACATATGCAGGTGAACCTGCTGCATATCCTACTGTCGTACCCCAAGTTACTGCCACGGATCCACTCGATCCTAACTGTTTCGCTACGTCAACACATAACGCATCATAAGTAGGGGATTCCGTAGCTGCTGCTACTGTTACTATTGGAGTACAAGAAACTGCATATTCTACTCTCGATGCCATGTTATTTTTCCTTTCCGTTACCCATTATTCTAATACCAAATTTAGTATATAATGTATCATAATACTCTTGTCTGAATGCTTGTATAAGTACTAATAAACGATTCCGTTCAATATCTTCAATTTGGAATAATTGCATATAACTTACTACTTCAGCTTGATACCTTTGAATAATTGTTGCATTATTAGCCAGGGCAACCTGAGCAGTTTGAATAGCATTTTGCATTGCAACATCAGTCGCTAACTTAGCATTCATTTGTGCTTCTTCTTCTGCTAACTTAGACTGGTCCAAAACTTTCTGAACATCAGATTTAAACTTCTCGAGATCTCTATTAAGTTTACTAATATTCTCTTGAATCTTAGATTGATATTCCTGTACTCCCTGTGCAAGTTTTGCTATCTGTGCTTGTGCAAGTTCAACGTCTTCATTGACCATTGCAGTATCAAAGGAACTTGAAGCTGAAAGAAATGTGCCGGGTACAGGAACCGCATCATATACAGGTACAGAGGGTATCACACCTATATTTACAGGAGTCACCGTAGAACCACTTGCATTCACATAACTAACTGTAGAGAGTATTGGCGTAACAGGTTTTGCTCTTGATGTAGTTGAAGCAAGATTAGCAATCTTATTCAACCCTACTCTTTGTGCTAAATCCAATACAACTAAGTACTCACATTCTTCAGGTAACACTGTAATAGAGGTACTACTTGTATCATAAGTAGCCACTAAGGGAATATTCCTTACTCTTACAACCATTCCTGCAACTGCTGGAAGAACTTTAACTACCATAGCCATAATTAAGCCTCAATAATTGTATAACGTGGATCATAATCAGTTGGATAATACATAGAATTTGCATCAGCAAATTGTCCCTTATATTCTTCAGGACTTATCTGTTCACAAATACGATTTAAGGCGGAACCAGCAGATGGCGCGCGGCTTACCTCAAATATCTTTTTATCAGATGCAGTAATTTCTGTATATGAACCTGAATAAGTTACTGTGGAAATAGAAGTAAATGCAACTAACTTATCATAAGGCAATAAGAGAAATAACTTATTTATTGCATCACCAGCCCAATCATCTAATGATGCAATAGAAGTAGAACCTATTAATTCTTCGACCTGTACTTTTATAGTTTGAGCAGCCATAACAATCCTTTTAATGTCATATAATTACACATCGAAAACAAAAAGAGTATAGACGTTAAGATCAGTCAACCCTGTATTTATCGTGGTCCAACTTGTACCATTATTAGTAGTAAGGAATATACCGCCGCCTAGAGTTCCCGCTAAAAGATCTGTACCATTTATTATCAATGAACGAATATCAAGATTTGTCAATCCCGTATTCACCGCAGTCCAGTTTGCTCCATTGTCAGTGGAAAGAAATACACCTCCAGCAGTTCCAGCGAAAACATTTGAACCGGAAATAACAAGAGAAGTGACTGCTGTATTTGTCAATCCTGTGTTTACTGTAGTCCAGTTTGCTCCATTGTCAGTGGAAAGAAATACACCATCATCAGCATCCCCTGCGAATATATTATTACCGGAAATAGCAAAATCTCGTATCCCTACATCGTTGTGCCCACTTCTAACCAATGTCCAAGTTGTTCCATTGTTAGTAGAACAAAAAATCCGACTATTATCAGTGCCAGCAAAAAGAGTTGCACCATTAACAGCGAGAGCAGTGACATAAAGATTAGTCAATCCAGTATTAATCGCTGTCCAACTATCGCCATTATTATCTGACCGAAATATACCGCCGCCAAAAGTTCCAGCAAAAATACTTGAACCACTTATAACAAGAGATCGAACATCGATAGTTGTTAATCCTGTATTTTTTGCAGTCCAATTATCGCCATTATCATTAGTAAGAAACACACCACCACCAGTCCCAATAAAAATCTTCGAATTGGAAGAAACAAAAGCATAACTTATTTTATTATATGGCAAGCCCGTACTCTTTACCGTCCAATTGCCACCGTTATCATCTGACCGGAATGCAGATGCACCATCAACCCACTTTGTTCCGGCAAAAAGAAGATCCACTTCCGGTAATTCATCTGAAAGTACGGTATACTTAGGATCGTAATTAGTAGCACAACATAGTGAATTTGGATCTGCGTACTGACTTTGATATTCTCCAGGAGTAATAAAACTACAAAGAGAATTTGAATCAGAAGATGAAGATGCACGATTAATCTCAAATATCTTTTTATTCTTTGCTACAATCTCGGTATAACCGCCGTAATAAGTTACTTCTTCAAGTGTAGTAAAAGGAGAAAGACTATCATATGGAAGTAATAAAACTAATTTATTAATAGCATCTGCGCACCAATCATTAAGAGATGCTATAGATGTACTACCAATAAGTGATTCAACTTGCGTCTTTATACTCTGTGCAGACATTCAAAGAATCCTTTACACTAAAATGTATTGAATATATGCAACTCCAATAAGTCCGGTTGAATCACCAGTCTTATCGTCAATAGTGATAAATCCACCCGAAGTAGCTAATTGTGCTTTTGTATTTGCTTGCGTGTCAAGAGATGCGTCACCTGAATCGAATATTGCTTCTGTAGTACCAGCATCAATGCCATCAAGTAATGTATCGGAACTTGTGGTTGCGGATGAAGCAGTATATCCAATGTCAAGTGTCGATGCACCTGTAGACCTTGTAGTGATATTTACGATCACACGTAGTATAATTGCAGCGGCGCTAAAAGTCTTTAATGCTAATGTTGCAGAATGAACTGTAGTACCATTTATTGCAATTGCCTCTGTAATTACTTGACGATTATTACTTGCAGAATAAGTTACACCATCTATAATCGGAGTAGTAAGAGTCTTATTGGTAAGAGTTTGCGTACCAGTTGGAGTAGTCAATTCACCACTAGCATCAGGAAGAGTAATTTCTCTATTAGCAGTAAGTGTTGTCTTTGCTTTTAAAGTTATACAATAATTATTTGCACTGTCATAGAACTTTTTGTTGTTCATCACAATCTCCAGTGTAAAACTACCCTCTCCTTATTCAAGGGAGAGGGGATAATTAAATTAAACTATAGGAATTTCCATCCATGTTAATTGCATAAGATAGGTTGAACCTGATGCAGCAGCATGAAAAGCAGGAAATATCAATGTGCCCGGGGGTACAATCCAGTCACCATCAAATTTAATCTCACCAACTGGACATGATTGACCAGTTGTAGCAAGATCATAATGAAGTCCTGTTGCATAGAAATCAGTTGTCGCCGTTACTGTTACTGTTCCAGCATTAGAAAATAATACTTTAGATTTACTTGCTGTTGTAAAATCTGCATTTTTAATTGCTGTAGGCGTACTTGCAAAAGCGGTACATTTTGTACCTGTTGCAGCAGCAGAACTCAAACCAGTAACAATATTAAATCCTAATGCAGATACAACACGTGTACCAAGTGTAATAGTACCTAATCGGAATCTTACTGGTACAATATTTACACCGCTACCAGCAGGATTAAATACTGCATAAGTAGGTGCAGTTGCATCATCTGCAGGAGCAACGTGGCCAGCAGTTACCGACATACCATGAAATAAATTTCCACGTACAGCAGCATTATAAAGGGGAAGATTCAATTGTGAAACCAGTAATCCACCTTGTCTATCTGCAGAAGCATAGGTATCACCATTATCCTGGTTATTTACACCAAAAAATGATTGAACTCGAAGTTTAAGATTAGTGGGAGAACTCATTGTAGTAACCTTTCAATCTAATATCATCTCAAGGAAGTATTCCGAGAGATACAAACAAATACTCTCCTCTCGAAGTATTCAAGAGGAGAGGATAACTATTACCTTGCTTGGAATATATAGAATGTAATTGCATTGGCTACCAATGCACCATCACACTCTACACCTACCGCCATATATGGCATAATAGGAATCTTTGATTTATATCCACTTGCAGCAGCAGCATAAGTTGAAACTTCTGCTACCTGAAGATTCGGATCACAATCAATACTTACTTTCGCTGAAGCAACAGTAAGATCATCTAGTAACGTCTTTATCCTAACACCTGCAGTAAGTGTCGCAGCAGCAGCAGATGCTTCCGTCACCGCAAACGTAGAAAGAATACCACCATATAAAGCAACTACAGCAGCTTCTCCACTGTGAATAGAACCTGATTCAGAAATTACTATCGTAAATTTCTTACGAAGATCAAGTCCTTGTGGAAATTTATTAGTTGCCGCGTTATACGGTGTAGTACCAGGGGTAATTACACAAGTTGCTACATATGTACTTTTACCACCAACTGCTACCGTTGATTCAGTCCAACTACCAATCGAATTTGCACCCATAAAACTATCCTACCTTTCTTAAACCCCGGAACTTCGTGAGGTTCCGGGTAAGATGATATTGCCAATTAAGCTACTGGCAATTTAATTAAAGCATGTGATTTAATTAAGGTTGCACCAACACCTGTATCATTGAAATACTCGTCTTTGATACCGTCAAATCCATTGAACTTATCGTCTTTGATTGCTGTCTTCCATACAAACGGACGATATACAGCATAGTATATGTTATTCCACGAAGGACTAATCATATAGTTACTGTACTCATTACGAAGTGAAGGATCAAGAATCAAACGATCCATACCAAATGGACCTTCCAACCATCGGAAGTTGTAACCTACGCCACCACTTGAATTCATCATACCTGAAACTTTGATACCATTCTTTAGTTTAGATTCGGAACCACCTGCAGTACCATCCAGTTTAGACCAGAATGAGAATGCTTTTGGTCCACAGAACCAATCACGTGTACCATCAAAGTTCACGTATTGATGTGTCTTTTCACTATCGTCAACGAACTGGTTCCATTCATATCCACCGGAACGATCAAAAATAGTTTGATAATCAAGAGATTCAGTTGAATAACCATAATCCTCAATCATCGGAATAAGACCATATGGCATACGTACACGACCACCGGTAGTTTGAGTACCATTCGCTGCACCTGCACGTGTAGCATCCGCCCACGTATCACTAGCAGTAAGATTCGTACCCATAAGATTCACGGAACGTAACAATCGTTTGTTCTCAAGAATCTTATGATTATATAACTTCTGCATACGAAGACGACTTAAATCTTTATTAGCGCCACGCAGAGATGCTTGATATAATGTTCCTGTTACTTCAACCGGAGTACGATGAATACCAGTAGAACCATAGACCACCTTCAAATCATCAGCCCACGCTTCACCAGCTTCAGAACCTTCACCATATGCAGTACCGATTGCCACCATAATATCAGTTGCAATCACAGGAACCGCAGTTGTTCCAACGTCTGCAGCTTTACAAGTCTTAGCTGTATATGTACCGGAACTATTCGCTGTAATGAATACCACACCACGTTTAATTGTCTTCGCAGCATTCCATATTTCAAATTGCATATTTACTAATGCATCTGAAGTAATAGAAGGCAACCCTGTAACAGATGTAAGAGTAATAGCAACACCCGTATCGTTATTCGTGATAACACCGGAATTAGCAATAGTTGCAATTACTGCTTCCTGTTTAGCCCAGGGCTCTTCGTGCTGAAACATCTTAAAAATAGGATCAGGAAGATTGGTTATAACACGTGCTTTCTGAATCATTGCGGAAATAAATGGAGTTGCCGCTTGCCAGAGTTCCGCATACTGGAAGGGATTGACATAAAATTGTCGTTGATCGGTAAACAGTATTCCGGTAGTTCCGGCTGCTGTGTCTGTTGAACCACGTTCTAGAGTTGTACTTATTCCTACTGACATATAAATAACCTAACCTTTCGAGTTACATCTTTCTCGAAGCGCCAACAAGTTCATCTCCAATAGATACCGTTTTTCTATTACTACCTGCTGAAGAAGTAAACGGTACATCGAATCTTGGTACTGAAGTAGAATTCTGTGCCTGAGATTTTTTAAACTTAAAGTAATCCACCATATCATCAGGAGTAGCTTTATTCACCAAGTCAAAGAACTCTGCAAATTCAGTATCAGCAATTCCTTTTGAAAGAATATCCTGTTTGAATTTATGAAGTCCTTCTTGATGCGCTCTCTGTTGTTCAAGCATTGCACGTTCCTGTTCCCTACCTTGAAGTAATAGTGCATTCTGTTTTTCAACTGCTTGCAGTTTTACATCTCGATAGTTATCAAGTTGTGTACGATACTTAAACGAATCTGACTCTGGATTGGAATACGCTTCGACCTCGTTGTAACTATTAGGTTTCTGTGGCGGTTCCAACGGCTTATCGGGTGTGCGATTACCGTTAAGACGTGATTGAATAAACTTGAACGTATCCTCGTCTTTCTGGATAAGTTCAATCAGGGGATCCATCTTTGACTTTGCGATTAACTGTGACTCTACTTCTTTCAACTTCGCTTCTGCTTTATCAGCACGACTCTGATGATACTCGAATCGTTTTGCATCTTCAGAAGGATTTACAGGAGGAACAGCATTCTGTGTCGAAGGGTTTGGCATCTCCGTACCGAATTGTTCCATACCTGTCGGTTGATCGAATAATTGTTCATCGCCAGCATTTGGTTCGAGAACCTTCCCTGGAAGATTCTGATCAGCAACACTGATTTCTTTTGCCATATAATTAACAACCTTTCATATAAACAACTGTGACAATTATAGTTAATTAAAAATACAATGTCAAATTATCTTCTCTCCCTATCCATAATATAATCAGTTCCTAATCCTAACGGAAAACCTAATCCAAATAATTTCTGGATATAAGTTGGAAAATAAGAACCCACCATTACACTTTTTTGATCAATTGGTGGTATATGCCCGCCTGGATAATCATTATAACTGTTTTGATATTCTTCAGGCATACTGTTTCTTCTTATTAGTTCCTCGTGCTCCGCCTCTACAGAACTTAATTGGTTCTGGCTACCTTCTATATCTTCGTATATCCTACGATTGGCGGAACCAGGTAGACCAATCATCCTGTCTAAATCTTCAGAATCAAAAGAACCCATATATGGATTCAATCCAACCTGTTTTGCTTTCTCGTGGGCAAGTTCTGGATTTTCTCTCATCAATCTTGATAACTCTGTATGTTTCCCTAAATTGTTAAATGGTACTATAGTTTGCTCTGAACTCACTTTGTATTTCTCAGGATGTTTTTCTGCCCATTGTACAATCTTCGCAAGAAGCGGGGAAGAATCACCACTCAAAGAAAGTCTTGTCAGATCTAACGTACTCTTTGATGGAAGAAGTTCATCTATATGTCTAAGATAAGGAACACCACTCTTTGTTGAAAAAGAAAGATCAGATACTACATTTACTTTAGGATCATATCTATAACCAAATCCACTCTTTTGGTCACGTGTGATATATTGTATATCAGAATCTAATCCGTAACTCACATCAAATCCACCAAAGGTAAATTTCTTTTTTGGTATTGTCGATGCACGATTAACTGCATCTTGCAGAGAACTTGCAGGTTCAGTTCCATGTATTCCATAACTTTGTTCTTGCATAGCAATTTCGTCAGCAAAACCACCTGGATTTACCCCATGTACATCTCTTATCATATCATTATAAGCCTCTTCATTCATTTCTCTTGCAGTTTGACCATATATCTTTCTTTGTAAGTTATCACGGAATCCACCAATTTCATTTGTTATTTTTGTTGGTAGTCCAAATTCAGTTCGATCATATAATCTTGACATTATAGGTTCTAATTTTTCTGCTACTCTTGGTGCACCACTCATCCCTTTCCTTAGCAATAATTCCTTTATTCCTTTATATCCCAACATTCCAAAACCAATATCTGCAACCTGTCCGAATGGACTATCCCATGCTTTTTGTGCAAGTTCTACTATCGGTTGTCTGTTTAATTTATCCAATAAAGATATACCATTACCTTGAGTAATAGAACCATAATCCTGTATTGGAGTAGGATTATAAGTTGGCAATCCTTGTTGTGCAACACCGGTAGTAGATGCATTTACTGTATTAACCCAGGGATGCCATTCAGTTGTAGTATTACTTTTACCTAAGAATGCACTTGGATTCATTTACTTCCTCTCTGTGCAGTCTTCATCATCTTAAGAGTATTCTCATATATCATTCTTGCAGCTGCAGCTTTCACTTCTTCATTCTCAAGATTCTTCTGGAAGATAGTCATATCCTTATCACGTTTAGTATGCATTAACTCACGTTCCATAGTCTGTTGGTCACCGGATAGTTTCTTAATCTGTTCCTGTGCCTGTGCAAGCATGGATTTAAGTTGATTAATCATTCCTATACGTTCAAGAATATTATCTACATCAGGATATTCCATCTTACGAAGTGTGGTTTCCTGGTCAACTAATCCCATCTTATAATCTTCTCTTGCCATTTCAGCTTGAGCAAATCTATTTGATGGAAGTGTAGAACCACTTATCACAACAAGGTCAAACTGTCCTACCATTATATCATTGATACGGAATTCATTTCCTTCATACAGATTATCCATACGACTATCATTCCTAAGATTAATAGTCATTGGTTTATCATTTGGAGTAACGATATTTATTACTCTGTTATCCGTATAGTAATACTGAATGAAATCCACAACTACTTTACCTACTTGATTAAGGAAGTCTTCAATATCATCCTTCTTACTCTTTATCCTTCTCTGTCCATATTCATCCAATGCAACCGTACCTTTATATGTAGTAGGTGCATCAGTTGGATCACCTGCCATCATATTGAATATACCAAGTCTCTCCTGAATATTCTTTCTCGCTTGCTGTTCAAGAGTATATAAATGGTTTGGAAGGGGCGGAGGTGCAAGAACCTGTAAGCCATGTGATTGCATCTCCGCATCATAGGGGATAAATCGTTGTTGAGGATCACTAAATCGTTTATTCAAATCCGCTTCATTAAATCTTCCTTCAGGATAACCTATCTTATAATTAGTTGTAATACCGGCGTGAGTAACTATCAATCGTCTTACATCATTAATAAATTCCTGTTCACGTTTAACTCTACGTACATCACCTACAGGTTGTACGGTTCTATCAAAGTTATTTATAAGTGGAATTAATGTATGATGTTCAGAAGGAACTATATTCTCAAATAAAAGTTTATTACCAATACTTGCAACATGTTTTGTTCTATCCAATAATGCCTTACGTACTTTTATTTCACCCTTTTTAATTGCATCATACATACTTATTAATTCTAAGTAAGTAGTACTATTAGGAACCGGAGTAACACCAGGGGGATATTCAACTTGATTCTCTATACCCGACATTAATTGAGTTTGAGATTGGTTAGGATTGTTTGGGTCTTCAATCTGAACTTCGTGAAATACTTTACCGTATTGAGAAAGTAACTTAGATACATTAGATACATTTCTTGGCGCTACAAAATAATTAGTTGCATTAACAGTACGTGTAACTATACACATCATATTCTTTGTTCTTTCAACGAACTGTTCGGGATCAATTATCATCTCGAATCGTTCATCTTCCTTCTCGATAACAAACATCATTTCTTTTACTTTAGAATACCTGTCTCGTCTGCAATATAATGAAGAACCACTATTTATTAGGTTACTACTACCAGAACCAAATTCACTTACTCGACCTGAAGTATCATTCGATACTGAAGAAGTCTCGAACTGTTTCACTTCTTCAAGTGTCATATTGTAAGTAACCTGCATCATTTCAGAAGTGAGGAATGTTTCGATAATGATATGATTAGCATCTTCCCAGAAGAAGTCTTTTGAATCTACATCTACATATACTCTCTTAGGATCAATAGTATCTATTGCAATATCGCCCTTGCCATTAAGTGCGTAGGGATTCCAATAGATATGAAACCATCCTACTGAACCTACATAATAATCCTTGATAACCTGTTTTAGTTTCTGAGTTGCATTATTCAAATGCCACACTTGTTGCATAATAGCAGCGAATACGCTTGCTATACGTGTATCACTATCTTCTGTACCTGTGCAAGAGAATCTTGGTCTATTACTTGTAAGAAGCGCTATTGCCTGTTCAACTGCCTGAAAGATAACATCAACATTATATGACTTCTGTTTTCGTTTCTTATTTACTTTATCCTTACTTTCAGAAGTTTGAGCGCCTAAATAGAAATCCCAATCTTCAACCATCTGATCACGCCAGTCCTGAGTGCAGGATTTAATATTCTCAAATATCTCATTGGTAAAAACTGCTTCAGGATCGGAAGTAGTATCTACTTGAGTAGTCAACATAGGTTCTGCTTTTGCTTGTGTCAATACATCAAAGGTTGGAGTTTCCATTATAGTATCCTAACTAAAGTTTTCATCGAAATAAGTTGGTAGTTCAAGATTCTCTTCTTTTGTCTGATAGTACTCAACAATAACTTGTTGATATTCAGGAAGAGATTCTTTAACCGGAACGATTGAATGAGTTGGGGGACGAACTCTTTTACAGGCATAATATAATCCGTCAAGTAAATCCTTAGTTTTACATTTAGGGAAAAGTACCATCTCGTCAAACAATGCTTCCATAGGACCACGATACTTTTTATTTTCATATGTTCCCTTAATATAAAGTTTGTGACTCTTAACAATCGGTTCTAACATTTCGATATACCGATCTGATTTAGAATCATGCGGTGTTTCTTTCTGTTCTAAACCTGGAATGAATATACGATTTCTTAATGTATCACGCAAACTTTCTTGATAACCAATTACTTCGACTAAAGTTCTTCTTGGTCTTAATCGTAAATAAAACGCTTCAATGTTATCTGCATGTTCTGATGGTTTTACTCTTTTCCTGAAATAATCCAATACATATACACGTAAATCTGTAGTAACAGCAACGGGCACTATAGTCGAATAAGCTGCTGTTTGTGCCACTGAAGAAGCAGGATCAATACCCATATAAATACTAACCGGTATTACTATACCATTAGGGAATTTTAGATAAGGTTCATCTGTAATAAATTCAACTGTAGTTTCTGGATCGTAGAATTGTATGTCATCTCTTACGAATATTGCATCTCCACCCGGAATAAGATTGCATTCATATTCCTGATAGTATAATCTTAGTTTACCAATACTTTCAAAGTCACGTTTTTCCATTTCCAATGCTTCACGTGATTTTGATTCGGGCCATAAGATTATATTATTCTCAAGACTATTACCATAATGAATTGTAGTCCACCCTTCCATTTCAGATAATGTCATAACAATACATTTCTCATGAAGTGGAGTGCCGATTGCTATTACTCTACCACGTAAAGTATCAAGAGCAAGTCCGGCAGCGGCAAGAACCCATGTTACATTATGATCCATTGCTTCAATAGTTTTGGTATTGTTCTCATCTTCAGGATCATCAATAACAATTAAAGTAGGACGTTGTAATCGTTCACCTACACCACGTATAGGTTGACCTGTACCACGTGCAACAATACTATTCCCATTTGCTAATACTATCTTATCTTCACGCCAAGTCTTAGCATTCTGACTTCCGTGATAACCAAACAATCTTCGAAACCCTGCAGAAAACTCAATTACATTTTTTATTGTACTAAGAATGGATTTAGCATGTGTTTGTGTTTTTGAAACTATAACTATCATCTTCTTACCTTCATCACCAAAGAATAAATGATGAAGAATATAAAATGTCACTAAACTGGTTTTTGCGATGCCACGCGGAGCAATGATATTAAGTTTCTTAATTGATTCATCAAGAAATAATTTTGTTATCTCTCGATGAATATCAGGAGTAGGTAAATAAAATGATACTGGAGATACCACCTTGCCAAATTCAATTACATCTTTACGAAGTATATCAAGAACTTGTTCTTTTTTACTCTTCGTTTTCTGTTCCATTATTTCTTTCTATAATTGCTTCGAATGCAGGATCACTACCTGGAAGTTCTATTTCTGTTTGTGGTAACTGATTCTGAGTAGGAGTATTAAGTTTACGCGTCATACCAACTATGCATCCAACTTCTTTAGCAAGTGCAAGAATAGTTTTAGCATCTCCCTTTGCATCTGCATATTGTTCACATCTATCAAGCAAATCGAATACTTTCTTTACATCGTAACCGCGTTCCTTTGCAATCTTTTTTATTTCTTCCTGTATTTCCATTCTAACCTCGTCATGATTAAATAATGATCTTACTTCATACCATCTATCTTCTTTCTCGTAAATTCTTTTTGCTATATCTATGAAGACTGCATATTCACTTCTGTTATATTTAGTCCTACGGTCCATATGAAGAGAATGATTCATAACTGCTTTAGCGAATAATCTTAATATTGCAGGTTCATTATCTATCTTGGTTCTCCACCATACTTTCGGATATAAACCATAGGACTTTGTTTTGATATGTTCTGCAACATTGAAAGGTCTTTTGCCATGAGGATAACGGGTACCAAGCTCTGTCACTACTCTTCGTCTTATACGTGGAGTAATACCATGATACTGAAGTTCAGTGATATACTTAACAAACTTTATCTTAACTACATAATCATCATCAGAGAGCGCCCATGTATCGGTAGATTGTGCATTACGCCAGGGTACGTACACTATCTTTAATTCATCAGCTTCATCTTTGGAATAATATTCAACCAGTACATTGGTTTTAGATTTTAGGTAGATCATTAACTTCCTATTTGATTACTGCCAGGTATTGTTACCTTTGTCGGCATAGGGAATTGTCTTTTAACATTTAAACTATCGCAGTAAATGCAACGAGTAGGTTCAACCTTATTTGATTCAGATAGATCCTCAAATATTTTACCGCAATCTTCACACTTATAATCAAAGCATTTATACATATTTTTTCCTCATAATTATATAATAAATTGTCGGTATATATATCATTAAAGTTCTACGTGTTAATGTTCCTGACATAATATTTGCGTTGTATATATAACTTGATGGTATGGATACAAGAAAAAACAATATGATGAGGTTTAAGTAAAATACCAAAAAGTGCTGCAATCGGACTGATATATAAGAATGCAAGTATGATGTCAATATTTCCAACTTGGATAATATCGTGGTATGCAGGTAATGCAATAAGGATTGTAATCCAACCATATTTCACCTTCAAGAGATAGTGAGTTAGTAACATAAAACAAGTAACCGACAAAGACATGAGTAATAAATAAGATGTTGTTGGATTAAACCATGTAAGCGGTTTGAATAATATCAGAGTGTAATTCTTATATACCCAAGTATAAAGATAATTTCCACTTGCTGCTTGATAGAATGTATTAAAATCACTTGGAGTAAAACAAGACTGCCCACCTTGAATCTTCCATATACTCATTGCCCATCCAATACACCATATACTAAAAAACAAGATAAATACTTGTATAAAAAATTCGTATATACTTATTTCTATTTTCTTATTCATTACCCTTTAATTCTCTCCTAGATATTGTTCGGGGAATATCTGATGAATGACTAGTAATGCCCCTTCTTCACTTACTTGATAAAAAGGATTACATGGGCAAGTAATAGGATCACTTGTAATATGTTCTCTTAGTCTTGCTTTTCTGAGAGCATTAGTACCAGTATTTTCTGTACCCATGACTGAAGTTCCTTCTCTAATTCAAGTGAATTGTGAATAACTACCTGTTCTTCATTCTGCACTTCAAGAAGGTTTACCTCTTGCTCTAAGGTTACCATGTTCTTTCTCCTCTTTCCATCTTTGGTTCCATGCCTTCACTGCTTCCATCTTTGCAAATGCTAGAGTCTTACCTAATCTCATAATACTTAATCCACAACCTGTACACTTAATTGTTCCGATCACCTCATCCAACCATTCACCTCTAATTACTTCTACACCTGTATTACAGCAAGGACAATTCTTAGGTTCTATCATTTCACTAACTCCAGTTCATTCTCAAAGAAATATTCTTTCTCACCCTTACCTTGATTAAAATATCTTACCTGATATTGTGTGCCATAACCATCAATCCAGATGGAAAGAACCCTGCCTTGTGTTTTCTCAAGTACGGTTATCTTTACCGGATCACCAATAACATATTTACATTCAATAGTCATATTATCTCCTCTTCTCTGGTGCTAATATAACACAGTAGGTAGCACAAAGTCAAGTTCCTACCCAAACTATATATAGATTTCCTTATTTTCTATACATATCAATCCTGGTATATATAAAAAATTAATGTTCAGAACACTTGACTTTAATTAAGAGAATTACGAACTTAGACTCCATGAGAAATGATACTTCCTAAATAATAATCTTCTGTGAATCTTCCCTATGGTGCTGCAGACGAGCGGTGGGTAGTGAAGAGAGTTGACAGAAGGGCGAGATACTCTACCGAGTAGACTTTACATGCGGGTAAGTAAAGTAGTTGTTCCCTTACTGTTACGAAGATTAGCCTTCTGTTATGCTAACCATCATTGAGTTGGAACTCTCAATAATCTAATCCTCCTATAGTACAGTACATATATATAAGTACATGAGTACTATCCTTTAAGAAAGGACGTTATTCAAAGAACATGAATCTCAGAGATAAATTTATTCAAGATAATTTTAAACGATGTAATGATCCTATAAACAAACTTACTCCAAGTGAATCTACTGCTGTTAAATTACTCTCAAGAAAATCTGAACTCAATCAAAAAGAATTTAATCGACTTGCTGAAATAGCTACTTCTAGTGAACGAAGAGGAATGCAAGAAAGAACATTCTCTGCATTCAAGTGTAAGAAATGTAATAAAGATGTTCTCTTGCTTGAAACATTTAAACATAAGAAAGTTCTTATTGAAGCATCCTCTTATCACGGTGAAAAACTTTATACACCGTCAAAACACTTCTGTCATTGGAATATCTGCTCATCTGATTAATGCCGAATAAAGGTTCTTATGGCGCTGGCAACATCTACTGTACTCCTATGCAGTATGGGTATCATCCAATAAGAACTTTCCCTTATATAAAAAATATTCCCGAAATTTTTAAACTTCTCCTTTTGCGATATAGAAAATTGTTCTATAATGGGCTTTTTAGATATACAGGGAAGCCACCCCCTTTGAATCTTGGGCTCGATGGATGTAGAAGGTTGACGCAGATTTAAATTAACGTTGAGCCAATCAATCAATCATATAGTACTAACGTTATTAGATTAACATTAGTACTAGTGTACTATAATAGATATAGTACATACATCAATCACATCACATCATCATAGGAGATGGTACAATGGCACAAGCAAACATATTCACAATCAACACTACTACAGTTGGTAGTGTAGTCAATGGTGTACGTCAACACGGCATCTTGATTAGCACAGTACATCCAACAACATTGGATGAAGCAGTTGCAATGATGAATGTTCGGGAACAAGGTCGTGAGAAAGTATGCTTCGTTTTTATCACACCTGAACAAGCATCTGTTGTTGAGCCTAAAGTTAAAGCTCTTGGTAGAATGTTGTATGCTCCAAAGAAAGCTGGACAGTCTTATCTTCTTGGTCTTCCAAAGCGTGAACCAGTGAGTGCAGAGGCACTTGCAAGCGCATTTGGTATCTAAGAAATATCGTAACTACCTGTCAGTACTATGTATCGTACAGTTGTTAACCTGGAACGATACGTGGTACTGATATGGTATTAAAGCATAGTGAACGCTATCGCGTTCTTTATCATATAAAACAACAGATTGGATAAATACGCTATGAATACACCTGGTAAGCGTTGGGAAAAGGAACCTATTCCAGGTAAGAAATTCAATGTTAGCTGGATTGTAGGAATAGTAACTTTATGTTTAGTAATAACCGGAATAGTAATATGGAATAAGGAAGATAAATCAGATCCCTGTCATTCATTCATTAAGGCATTTAAGAAACGGAGAATAGGAATATGATACCGTTATGGTTATGGCTTATAATTAAGATAATTGTAGTAATCAATATATTTGGATTCGGTATATTCCTTATTTATTTGGGATATGTCCTTACGCGAATATCAGAAGAAGAGGAAAGAAAGGAAGAGGAATAGATTATGTTTAATTTCTTTAATAAATGGAAAAAGATCGAAGCTACTAATATACCGGCTCCAGGACCTAAAGACCCGGTTACTACCAGGATACGTTCTAAAAGTCTTGATAAGGAAGTGCAGCAAAGGCATAGTAAACAACTACAACATCTAATTGATATAGGTGAGCATACTGCTCAACCTATTCATTGCATCAAGGGCCTGAAGAAGGTCAAACGATCATTCTCTTCTAATGTCTGGAAGAAAGTAGCAGGAATTAAGTAATGTATCTTAAATGTAAGTGTAAGAATCTGTTTGAATCAGATCGAATAGATAATTGTCCTCTATGTGGAAGAATACCTGTAAAGGTAAATAAACCGGATAAAGGACATATCAGAGTCAAACATGAGGATGATGGTAAAATATATTATTCAGTAAATCATCGTCATACTACTTTATCATTACAGGTAATGGCAAGACACTTTTAATTCTCTTCATATAGCCAGAATCGCAATCATTGTTCTTTTTATAATCTAATATAATCTCGATATGATAAGTATATCATATCGTTATAGTTCAATTTCAATGATAATAAATTGACAGGTTATCATGATTGGGCGATACAACCATAATTTAGATACGGCAGATTGTTATATGAAGAGATTTTTATTCATTAATCATAAAGGAGTAATATCATGAAAGAAACATTTGGTAAACCACAAACTTTTGTTAATCGAAATGTATCCTTTGAAAAGAATGGACTGAAGAAGTCCCTGGTTATTGCGAAAGCAAGGTTCTTTAAATGGCTGCAAAGTATCATATTCATTGTTCATAATCTCAAAGCAATTCAATCAGTGATTGATCATCAAAATAGGGAAATTGAAGAACAAAGATTATTAGTTAATTTTCTATTAAAGAATACCAATCGCTATATTCGCCGGAGATGGATACGGTATCTTGATTATGCACAGGAAGTCGGTATATGGGATACAAAGATTGTTAAGCTATGTCCAAGTGATAAGTTTCCGATACATAGTGAGAAAGAATTTATTGATGAGATATGTTCAAAAATACCTGAATAACTAATTATTGGTAACAGCATAAGTAGACTATATTCTAATCGATAAGGGTATAGCATCTCCATTCAATACGAAGTTAATAGGACTAGTCCGGTTAGCTTATGCTATTACTATTTATTTATAATTAGGCGAATGGCGGAAATTGAAGACGCGGTGGTGTGCCACTATTGGGTCCTGACAGTACAATCAGCCAATGCATGCAGGAGTAGATACCTTGCTTCGCCTACCATTTATAGGAGAATAAATGAATATATGTAGATTTGTTGGACATAGTTGGATTCCTGTTTTTCTTAATGGTATCATTAAAACAACACCAATAAAAATAATAGTTTGTTATTGTACTCGTTGTCGTAAAGGACATAAAGAAATACATGAGCTTATTAATTCTTTTACACATATGGAATACAATACATACAAAGAGAAATATTTTGATACACCAATAGTATAAATTAATGACTATAGGAGGTCATATGTTTGTAAATATATCTAACTTCACAGTTCATCAGAATGTTATTATTGCAAGTGAATGGTTTCAGATTGGAGCATTTTGTAAATTCACTGATTCTCGAGAAACTAAAGCACAAAAGAAAGCACTTGCTATATATCAGAAATACGAACAAGATGCACTTAATTATAACCAACAATTAGCATATGAAAATGGAATGGTATCGCTATGAACAATAACCAAATTCCATCCTTCGTAAGGAGTGCAACTGAAATGGAAGCTGATGCACGTAAAGCATTGAAAGAACTTCATACTCAATCTATTAACAGAACTGCTTATATTCGATTTCAGGAAAAGAAAATAATTAAATTTATTAATTATTCTGATAATGAAATATTTCGTAGAGCTGTACAATTAGGTATGAAGGTTCTTAATCTTACCGATAAATCAGCTACACTTCAAGCGCTAACTCAAGTAGCATATTATAATGCTAATAAATTCTAATTAGGGTAATAGCATAATGAGGAAACTCCCTATATTTAACGCAAAGTGGTATAGGTAAAAGATAGTCGTGCTTTCTTATGCTATTACTTATATTTTAAGGAATACAATATGAATAGTACTTATGTATTATTATTAACTATACTTGGTATGATTCTATTTCCATTATTCATCTTAAGACGACATCCAAAATATAAACATCTATCAGAATTTAAAGATGAATTTATTGGTACTAAATGGATACAAAATTTATAATATGACAAATATTTTATACCAATACATTTTTAGTGATGCAAAGCGTTTTTAACAATTGCGAAAGGAGATTTGAAATGACACATACACCATTGGTAAACGGAAAGAATAATTTAAAGAAAAGGATTGCAGAGGAACGACATCCCTTCTTGATAGTGGAGCGGAGAGATTCACAAGGCAATGTAATAGGAACGAGAATTGCGGTATTCCCGAAGCAATTGTGCGCTTTGCGAACGACTGCTTAACGATTTGTTGCTAAGACGTGACACTAAAAACTTTAATAACAAAAGGAAGCCGATATGCCAGAACCAAAACAGAAACGGAAAAACGTACTAAGCTCAAATCGTCGTCTTGAGCAACGTGTTAGGCATACGCCTATCATTCTTTGCGCCGCGATATATTATGACGATGGAAAGTCTTACTTCTTCCAGCCCAAGAATATAAAAACTGGCTATGTGATTTGTGCAAGACGACATCACAACTGCATAGCTATTAGACAAATAACAACAGGGAAAACAACGATCTACGAGGACGTGCAAGGATTCTTGACTTCTGACGATAGATTTGTTGACAGAGAAGAAGCTATGAAAATTGCAATAGCCAGTGGACAAGTGCCAAACGATGAAACAAATGTAGGATATAGTCTCATCAGCGAAGACCTGTATTAAACGCGACGTATGCCTAACGGATTGCGTTTAACCTGCGGGCGTAGATAACTTTCAAAATAATATAACAGAGGCGTTTGCCATGAGTGAATATAATACAACTGGTACCTTTTGCACGAAGGATGGAAGTTTGTGCGAGCACAATTTAGTTGATGCACCACTTGTTAAAAAATATGTATGTAGCGGATTAGGTGGGAAGTGTAATAACGGAGAAAAGTTTTCTAATCCTAACACGGCAAACGCCACAAAGAGCAACGCACCCAGCCCACCCCGTCAGGTTGAAACGCGGGTTAGGCAGTGCGAGCCTGAATGTGAAGATTGCGGAGAGCCAACAAAGAGACGAACACGTTGTGAATTATGCGGCTACTTAATTTGCGGATGGTGTAGAAACCATGTACACAACGCACATATACAACAGGCGATTAGTAACAACAAAACTTTGGAAAAAGAGTTGCGAGCATCTGCCTAACGGTATGCGTTTAACCTGCGGGAGTAGATAACTTTCAAAATATTATAAAGAAGTGCAACGCATAATAAAGGAGAACAATGGCACAAGCAATAGATACACGCAATGAAGCATATCACAATATTCAATCTACTTTAAATGCAAGCAGACAAAGGGTTTATGAGATTATTAAAAATCACCCGCAAGGCTTGACTAACAATGAAATAGCGAGTATCATGCATCTCCAAATAAATAAAATTACAGGACGAGTATTTGAATTAAGAGAAATGGGAATGGTATCTGATGCAGGTATTCGTCTTTGTAATATATCGAATAAACGATGTCATATATGGAAAGATAATTATGGAAAAGAACAGAATTAAACATTTAGAACAAAATCTCAACGCAATACAAAGTAATTATAATAATCTTTATAATAGTCAAATCAAAAGTATTCAAGATTTGCAAGCACAACTTAATTATCTTTGTCATTATCTTAATATTCAACGTGTACAATTTCCAACATTGATTCAATATTCACCAATTCCTAAAAAGGGATTCTGGAATCGTATATGGAAAGCGATAAGGAATAGATAATTATGGAATTACCAAAACATGAAGAAGTAACTATTTCGAGCCCGAGGCGATTATTTCTCTACTCACACACAAAAGTAGGTAAAACATCTCTCTTAGCAGCACTTCCAAATAACCTTATCATTGATACTGAAGATGGTTCTAAATTTATCTCTGGTATTAGATATAATATGAAAGAAGAAATGGCTAAGACTGGTAAAGGACCGTATTCACTTCTTAAGGAACTTGCAGATCAGATTAAATTAGAGAAGAAATTCTATGATTATATATCTATTGATACTGCAACTGGATTAGAAGAATATGCAAGAGGTATGGCAACATATCTTTATAAGAAATCTAATGCAGGTAAATCATTTGAAGGACTTGATGTAGTAAGTGAATTAGCTTCAGGTGCGGGTTTGTCAAATAGCTCGCACTAAAATAAATCTGGTTAATTGCTGGAAAATCTTATGACTTATAAGCTACAACAAAACTTGAAAAAGTAATTGTGAAAGCTAAGAATTATAAGTATATTATATTCGAATATGAATGGAGAAGGATATAATGAAAAGACAATCAGCAACCAAGTCTCTAACAATAGATGATCTTAGGTCTATTTATGAGAAAGGCTCAACGACTATCCCGCAAGGGAGTAGACTTTTAGATTATTTAAAGGTCGAAACGCCAGATATAATATTTCAAAACGTATTTAATAATTGTTATATTCAGCAATCATGTATTTATATATTTATTAATACTAAAACATTTAATTGTTATATAGGTTCTACTAAAAATCTTCAAAAGAGACTAAGAAAACATCGATCATCTTTAAGGTATAAACATTGGAATTATAAATTCCAAAAAATAAAAGAGCATCGATTTTCTTTTTATTATGCAGTACTAGAATATAACTCTAAGGATTTATTAGAAGCAAGAGAACTGTACTTTTTAAATTTATTCAAGAATCAGTTTAATGATATTCTTTTAAATATATCATTAGATACTCGAAGAAATTTTGGCACAGGTGGTCTTTGGGAACAAAAAATTGCTCAAAGGAACAGAGAAATAAGTAGAGCAATTTATTGTTATGATTTAAAGGGTAAATTTATAAAGAAGTATATTTCAATTTCATTAGCAGCAAGAGAGCTTAAAATTACTCGTTCTAATATAAAAAAATGTATTAGGCAAGAAATAGGTTATCTTAAGCAATACACTTTTAGAGATTTTCAAAAAAAAACTATTTCTTTACGAAAAAGTCATAGAGGTGAAATTGCTTTAAGAAATATTGACGCAATGAAAAAAAAGGTTAAGTGTTTAGAAAATAATACTATATATGAATCTATGAGTGAAGCACAAAGACAATTAAATATTCCTCCTGGAACTTTATGGGGATATATTCAAGACCATAAAATCTATAAGAATAAGTATACGTTTCAATATTATAAAGATATAGTCTGATCTCATAGGTAACTATGAGTTAACATTAATGTATGAATGGCTTCGGTTAGCATTTAAAATGTTATACGGAACTCTTGATGGATGTTTTAATAAGAGTATGATTATCACAGGTCATATTAAATTAACATCATTCGCTAAACAAGGAAAGGAAATACAGGCAAGAGATATTCAACTCACAGGTAAATTAAAGACTCTCATCTGTCAACAAGCAGATGCAATAGGATTCTTATATCGCAATAAGGATAAAGCAGAGAATATACTTTCATTCAAAACATCTGAAGCAGACCTTGCTACAGGTGCAAGACCAGACCATCTTAAGAACTCTGAATTTGTTATCAGTGAATTGAAAGATGGTAAACTCATTACTCATTGGAATAAGATATTTTTAGAGAATAAATAACAATCATAATCAACTTACTTAATCAATAGGAACGTATGAAATCTATTATATTTGAAGTAGATGAAAATTCTTACCTTGTTCAAAGCTCGGTACCAATAGATTATAAGAGACTATTTAGAGCTGGTGGTAATACCTGGTGTGATGATTTTGTTCATTACTTTAAAGTAAGAACACCTGGAAAGGTAAAATTCATAGTTCGTAATACTAATGCCCCTAAATTTAAAATAGTTACTATTTTGGAATTGGGAGATAGTAAAAGTTATACTTCTGTAACATTTAATAAACAAACATATTATATACCTTGTCCAAAAGCGCTTCATATTTTCTTTGGAAAAACAATACCAAATCAATTCTATCTTCGGGTAGTTAAAGCATAATTATTCATAACTAATCAATAGGAGTAATATATTATGGCAAGAACATTAGAAATTTCAGACGAGAGCTACGAGAAAATTAAATCTCAATTACTTGAAGAAGAAAAAGTAAATATTTCTTCACTTCAGGATATGATAGGTAAATCATTTTTCTTTAGAACAGTTACATATCATATCATTGGTAAAGTTGAAAAGATTATTGGTAATATACTTGAGCTTTCAACTGCTTCTTGGGTTGCTGATAGTGGCAGATTTGCAGATGCAATTAAAAAAGGAACATTAAATGAAGTTGAACCTCTTGGAAGCTGGTATGTGAATATTCAATCTGTAACAGATTTTGGAATATGGAAACATAAATTACCAATCGAACAGAAATAATATGAATCCAACAATTATAAATAATCTGAATTCAGAGTCAAGGTCATGGTCAAGGTCATGGTCAGGGTCAGGGTCATGGTCATTGTCAAGGTCAAGGTCATGGTCAGGGTCAGGGTCATGGTCAGTGTCATGGTCAGGGTCAAGGTCATTGTCAAGGTCAAAAACCAAATCTTTATAAACTCATTATCTAATATAAAGGAAAAATTATTATGGCAAAATCAGGTGGTGGTAGTGGAAGCGGTATCTTCGTGAAATCAGGTAAAATCTTATCGGCAATATCAATCAGTGGTAAATCGTTTGACAAAGCGTCAAAAGAATATGTTGAAGGTGGAGAGAAACCATTCCAGATCGGATTGGAACTTGAAGTAGAAACAGATCAATCGTTCAATCAGAAGATTCGTATTAGCGGTCAGTTTAAGAATGCTGGAGATACGGATTGGACTGGTTCAGCGTGGACGGTAAAGATATTCCTGGACAACATGCGTATTGGTAAATATACCATTAACGATGATAATGTTATTCCACAGGAAGTTCTCGATAAGCTCATTGGTCTTGAGGTAACGTATCTTCGTTATGCTCATACCGATACCGGCAATGGTGAAGGATATTATAATTATAAGAATGTGGTTCTTGCAAGTTATATTGACAAGAAACATAACCAGGATTCAGTTGCATTCTTACGTGCAAAGTTTCTTAAGGATGTTGCTGATGGATATATTAAGGATTTCAAATCCGATGAAGGTGATACATCATTCCCCGGTCCAGTTACAGAAGAACCTGTAATAGAAGTATTCTAATTAACTTTATCAAAAAGGAATAATAAAATGAATGCAGATGTAAAAGAAATATCTATCAATGGAATATCTTATATTCCAAAAGATTCAATTCAAGAACCAGCAGTGAAGGTAGACAATATGGAATATTGTATTGTTCGAACATATTCAGCTGGTGTATTTATAGGATATATACAAAGTCGAAAAGACAAAGAAGTAAAGATGCTTCAAGCTCGTAGGATATGGTATTGGTCAGGTGCTGCGTCATTATCGCAACTCGCAATTGAGGGTTCTTCCAAACCAAAAGAATGCAAAATTGCAATGCCAATTGAAGTTATACTTACAGAAGCGATTGAGATTATCTCGGTAACACAAAAAGCTAAAAATAATATTGATGGAATCCCACAATGGAAAATATAAATAATCCTGGCGATGGCGATGGCTATGGCAATGGCTATGGCTCTGGCTCTGGCTATGGCGATGGCTATGGCTATGGCTCTGGCTATGGCGATGGCTATGGCGATGGCTATGGCTCTGGTGATGGCTATGGCTATGGCTCTGGCGATGGCTATGGCTCTGGCTATGGCTCTGGCTATGGCGATGGCTATGGCTCTGGCGATGGCTCTAGTGATGGCTATGGCTATGGCAATGGCTATGGCTCTGGCTCTGGCTATGGCGATGACTATGGCGATGGCTAAAATATAATTTATTAATTTATAAAAAGAGAGATAAATATAAAGTATCCTATAGGTAAAGAGTTAATAATTCTTATGAAACTTACTCTTATTTATCTCTCTTTTATTTTATAAGAAATACAATGAGCGAATTACAGAATATTATTCAAGTAATTGTAAGAGGTGGAGTAGTGCAGAAAATAAACCGTATTCCAAAAGGATATGGCGTAGAAGTTATTGATTATGACTCACAGAAAGAAACTCCTAATGAATCTTTATGGTTATCTGACGGAACTCAAATAATAAGGAATAAATAATGACAGAATATAAAAAGTTTATTCTTCCTATACTTGCCTGTGTATTCTTTAATTTGTGGTTAAATAGCATGACAGCAGGATTATTTTTATGGTTTACATTTGGTACACTTGAACAAATATATCGGAGTAAGTAAATGACAAAATATGTAGAAATAGCATTAGGAAGTACTTCTCAACGTGGTCGTGCTATTCCTATATCTGAAATAGCAAAGTATCAGAAGATAGCACAAGATTCACATCAGGAACTTTATCGTTCCTATTATTATTTTGATTACTCTCTTGTAGAACATCTGCAAGCATATAAAACAGTAAAGGGATTCAATGGCAGTCCTATTATTGAATCTCTTATACTGGATATAGATAAGAACGGAGAAACAGATGAAACTGTGCATCAGAAAGCTATACAATTCTTTCATTGTCTTAAAACATTCGATATTGAAGATATTAATATCAGAGTATTCTATTCAGGAAGTGGTTACCATTTTGCATTACCTAATCTCTGGAATTTTCAAACACAACAGGAAGTCAGAGAAACTTTCTTATCATTATTCCCCTCTTGCGATTCCATATATGATAAGCATAGACTCATCCGCGTGGCCAATACAATCAACTTTAAAACAGGTCGGTATAAAATACCGATTATTATTTCAGAGTTACTTAATGCATCCACAGAAACAATTCTCAAATTGGCAGAAAATCCACGAATTTATGAATATTCAGCATTTGAATTAAATAATAATCTAGAATATATTAAGGTTAAACCATCGGTAATTTTAACCGATACTCTTAAAATAGTTTCTAATGAGGGTATGAGTCCTATTGTTGTGTGTATGCAAAAACTCTACAATTTGCCTCCTGAGAAGGGATTCAGGCATAAGGCTATACTTCGTATGGTAAGTACATTTAAACGCAATGGTGTGCCTCGCAGTGGGGTAGAAACGATGATTAGAGAGTGGTCGAAGGGTGAAATGGAGATTGGAGAGATAAGGAAGATAGTTGAGGATATATTCGTAAAGAACTATCAATACTCTTGTGAAGACGAGATAATGAAGAAATATTGTGATGAACGATGTGTGTTCTTTAAGAAGAAGTCCTACAATATGTCTATTCCAAAAGATGTAGAGTTTCTCGAGGATTCATTTAGAGCATTCTCTACTACTTCTCTCTCAAGTAAATATATTGAACTACAGAAGCACGTTCATTCACAGAATTCATTTAAGATATATCCTTCAGAACTAGTCACTGTTTATGGTGATACTGGATTAGGTAAATCTTCATTAGTTCAGAATTGGTGTGTTAATGAACCAGGATATAAGATTCTTTATATCAATACGGAAGTAGGTGAGCATCTTATGTTTCGTAAGGAACTTCAGATTGCTCATGGTATGACTAAATATGAAATAGTTCAGCATTATGCTGTACCTAATGCAGAATCATTAAGTAGTAAAGTAAGTCATATTCATATGGTATCAGGAATACTTTCCTTACCTCAATTAGAACAAACCATCATTGCAGGTGGTTATCAGCTTATTGTAGTAGATGTTCTTGGTGATCTGCATATACCAGGTGAAACAGATATTACTAAGAAGACTACAGTAATAGCACCAGCGCTCAAACAGATGGCTGTTAAATGTAATGTAATCATTATTACAGTTCATCATATACCTAAATCGAAGGCAGAAGATTCTGAAGGAAAAATCAAGAAACTTACCAAACATTCAGGAACCGGATCTGCAGCAGTTGAAGATAAATCGGATAAAATAATATTATTGGAAGGGAATGAAAAATATCCTCATCGAAGGATTAGTTCAGCAAAGGCTAGAGATGAGTCACCGTTTGAATCAACTATGATGTTCGATGCTGAGAGAACATTCAGATTTTATAAGGAACCTATATGGCAGCAAACGAAGAATCCGGAAATAGATTCCTCAAGTTTATCAGAAACAGTTACATTAATATCTCCTGGTCAAAGCAAGGAATAAGTGCAAATCTATTTGAGAATATTGCACTATTCTTTGTAATACATCATCAGGATAACGTGCATAATATAACACTTGGTTTTAAGTTTATAGTTGCACAAGTAACATTAACATTTTCAACTTATTGGTAAAGGAATAAAATGAAAGAAGTACCTAAAGAAATAACACTTTGTAATCTTGAAGTAATAGTTATGCCTAATAAAGAAATCCTATGCAATGGTAGAAGAGTAGGATGGTTTCAAGAATTTGGACAATATCTAACTAAGAAGGAAGGAAAAAAATAATGAATAATTACACGACAACACCAAAAGGAAGAAGATGTTTAATTGCCATTAATTATTATGGAACTGCAAGATGTGAAGTAGGAAAATTAACATATGCAGGTATCAAAGTAGCTGAATGGTCTTATTATGATAATCCACGAACATACTTTAATGAAAATACTCTTATCGAAGCAGATAAAAATATTGATAAATATAAATTATCAGTAGAGGAGGACTAAATGCGTTTATACGAAATAAGTACAGAACTTCTTACTGCTATTGAGAATTATAATCTTGATAATACAGAAGAACAAACTGAAGCAATAGGATTCACACTTGAATCTTTACAGATGCAATTTAATGATAAAGCATTAGGTATAGGTTATTATGTAACTAATGAAGAATCCGATATAGAATCTATTGATAAAGAAATTATTCGTTTAGATAAATTACGGACTATTAAAGAAAATAAAATCAAATGGTTAAAAGCATATCTATTGCAACAAATGGAAATTACTAATACCGATAAGATTAAATCTCATAATCTCACAGTAGCAATTAGAAATAATCCTAAATCAGTAATTATTGATGATGAAGCAGTTATTCCAGACCAATATAAGAAATTCACAGTAGAACTTAGTGATTCTAAATACCTTAAAGATGTTCTTATTGCAGCGCCTGAATCTAAAGTTGATATGAGTATATCTAAGACTAAGATTAAGGAAGCGTTAGAACAAAATGTAGGTGTTCTTGGATGTCATGTTGAACAGAAAAGGAGAGTAGATATAAAATGAGTTCAATTCAATTTGATACTATTGTTCAAAATGCAGAAATGTTAGATGAACAAATTGATAAGTTAGAATCTGATTTATCAGATAAAGAAATAGAAATTACTGATCTCAAAGATGAAGTAGATGGTCTTAAAGATAAGATTAGAGATTTAAATGCATATATAGATGAATTGGGGGAAGTATAATGAGTAAAGAAGAATCACAGAAATTTGCTAAAGGACTTCAGAAATTAGCAAAGTTATATTTAAACAATCCTGAATTTGAACTTCCAGCAAACACTAGTTTTTATATTTATAACTGTAATAAAGAAACAGTAGAGAAATTTATACATGCTTTTAAAGGTATAGCCAAAAAAACTTATTATGGAGATACTCTTTATGTAGAATTTCCTTTTGGTAAGATTACATTGACTTTACTTATTGGTAGAGATCAGATATGTAAGAAAACAATGGTTAAGCAAATGGTAAAGGAACGGGAAACTATCCAAGAAGCAGTATATAAAGAAGTGGAAGTAGAGAAAGAAGTCGCTACTTGGGAATGTCCAGCAAGTATATTCGAGGAAAGTAAACATTGAAAACGATCATTGCAGTCGATCCCGGGAAAAATGGAGCCGTTGCAATTATGACGGAACAAAGCACTTTTGCATATCCTTTACCACTTGTAAGTAATGAACTTGACATATTTCGTTTTAAGGATATTCTTGTAAGTGTTAGGTTGGGTATCAATACTATGCAGATAATTCTTGAAGATGTTCATGCTATATTCGGAGCATCAGCTAAGTCCACATTCAACTTCGGTTATATCTGCGGTCAGATTAATACAATATGTTGTGAAACTGGATGTCCAGTATTATTAGTTCAACCTAAAGTATGGCAGAAGGAAATATGGATTGAAGAAGATATAGTAGGTATTCCTACAAAGAGAAAGTATAAGAAAAGTGGATTGCCTATATTTAAAACAGATACAAAGAAAACATCATTCAATGCAGTTAAAAGAATATTCCCATTAATCAATATACCAACAACTCCTAAGAGTAAAGTGCCTCATGATGGGATTGTGGATGCTCTCCTTTTAGCAGAATTCGGTCGGAGAAAATATAAATGAATGAAATAACAACAACTGATTTTGCCAAATTTGGTTATCGTGAAAAAGATATGGCTGGTATATTACTCAAAGCAATGAAGAAACAAGGATTGCCAGAAGATTTTTATGATAACGAAGTAACCATAATGATGAATATGAATAGTGGTAACGTATTCTTTACTAATTCTGAATATCAAGTAGTAATGATGAATGGTAGTAAATTATGTTCATTCTATTCGTGTCCTGAATGTGGTTGCGAAGGATTCAAGGCTGAACTAAAACGTGATGGTAAGGCATGCTGTAGAAAGTATTTGAAAGAATTAAATGCCTAAAGTATATAAACTTAAGAAAGGACAGTTATACATGGTTAAGAATGCAAAGATGTTTAAAGAGAGATTCGATTCAATCAGAACAGATATTCGTAATACATTCAAGAACGCTTCAGATACTCGTATTACTCAAGTAGAACCATCAGATGATACTATTGCTCAGCTTATTCTTGCTGAAATAGTTCCATCAAGTGAACTAAGAGCATTGGTTAAATCTAATCTTGATAAAGGTAGATATACTTCTGGTAACGATCTTGATGATGTTCTATTCCAAATATATCCAGAAAAAGTCAAGAAATATAAAAGTCAACTTCGGAAAAAGAACAAAGATATTGTTCATAGTTACGATAAGAATGTTGCACGACTTGAACAACTTCATACTGAATTATCTGATAAAGTACTCTTCAATGGACTTGATCCATTAGAAGCAATCAAAACACTTCAAGCATTTAAAGAAGAATAATAATCAAAGTATATAAAGGTGGAAGAGAGAAGAGGATGCTTCCATACAGTATGTTATTGTATTTAATTAATTTGCAACAAAGGAAAATCTTCGGTATATTCCTTTATGATAAATAAAGAACTTCAGCAAAAATATAAAAAATCTTATCGCAAACTTAGAGATGATCCTATTCGTTGGAGAAAATTTCTTGATAAACTTAAACTTAAATACCACAAAAATATAATAATAAGGCGCGAAAAAGAACGAGCTTATTATGCTGCCAATAGGGAAAGAATTATTAAGCGAAAAATTAGGAATACTAAAAAATGGAAAAAAAACAATCCTGAAAAAGCGAAATATCAGACCTATAAAGGCGGTGCACACACAAGACATTTTAAGTTTGATTTATCAAAGGAGCAATTTTTAAGTTTAATAAGAGACTCTTGTTATTACTGTGGCAATAAAAATAATAATGGTATTGATAGGGTCAATTCTTCTGAAGGTTATAATATTATTAATACAGTAACATGCTGTACTATGTGTAATCGTATGAAAGCTACACACTCTCAAAAAGATTTTCTTGAGAAATGTAAACAGATTGCGACAAGGCATAGATAAATTCTTTCCTGCTTACCATTGTTCCTATGCAATGTGTTAAATAGAACGGATCCTTTATATACTTTATTTTATAGGAGTAATTATGATAACAAAAGCAACGTATACTGGTTACTACATTATTGAACCAGATAAAGAGAATTTAATTGGTAGCTATATTTTTGGAACAGAGAAATTAGCAAAATCAAATTGTTCCTCAATGGGAAAAGTTAAAAAGTTAGAAGTAGAAGTAGAAATTGAAGAGATTGAAAGAGAAAGACCAAATGAAACATATATTGAAAGAACCATCCTATGAGTAAAGTATCGGATTGCTGTGGTGCAGCGCCTATTGGTAATGGAGATATATCCTATGAAGATGTGGGTATATGTTCATCCTGTAAAGAACATTGTGATTATATTGAAGAAGGTGCAGATGATGATTGGCCGGAACTTGATCCAGATAGAAACAGGGATAATACTGAAACTCCACTTGGAGAACAAATAGATAGTCAAGGAGAAATAGAATGAAATTAGAAGTATGGAAAGATAAAAGAAGCTTTAGTGATGGTCATATACGATTATGTATTCCCAATAGTCAATGTTCAATAGGGAATAAAGAGTATCAATTACTTGGCACTACTACTCTTAATATTCAAGAACCAAAGAAAAAGAAATTGGTATATCAGTGGTGTTATGAAAAAAGAGATGGCACTCTTGAGATAACTGGCGCTACTTTCGGTATTAAAGATACAGATACAGTAAAAAAATTTTGTTCTTGTATGGCTTTTAAAGAAGGTGGTAAACTCTTTCCTCTTATGGAATCTGAAAAGGAAATTGATGTATGAGAGTATGGCAACTTAAGAAACGTCTAAGAAAGATGGATCCTAATGCAAGAGTAACCTTTTGTTCTCATGAAGGATATGTAATGGGTACAGTTGATAGTGTTGATAGTCAACCTACTCTTAGTAAGATTAAAGGACCACAAGTTACTATGAATTGCAGAATTCATTTAATTGATGGAGAGGATTGCGAATGAAATCATATCTTATTGATGTTGATAAACAGGAAATACGTGAAGTAGATACTACGGACTATAAGGACTTCAATAAATATGTAGGATGTAATACCGGAACTATTCCTATCATATTCTCTAATGAAGATAGTCTATGGATAGATAATGAAGGACTTCTTAAATCTAATATGAAGGGATTCACATTCGTATTTGATGAAGATGGTACTCAATGGAAGTTTGCAGGTAATGGATTATTGATAGGTTCTGGTACTGAAGGTGAGAATGCAGATGTTCAAATGACTATTGAGAGATTAAAAGAACAGATAGTTAAATGGTTATCAGTTGAAGATATTGATAAGTATAGAAATAAGGTGGGAATGTGAAAATAGAATATGGTAAAAGAACTAATCGTATTGGAGATTTAGATCAATATACTTCTTATGGAATTTGGATCAATAACAAAGTAGCTCTTGGTTTTACTCCAAGTTTCTCTCCATTATTACATGGTTGGGAAAAGTATTTCTTTATAGGGTATGCAAGAGCAGAATGGACTATAAGAATACTTTGGTTTCAATTAAGTATTAAACAATATAATATAAAAATAGGATAATCACGCTTCCTATGGCGCGAGTAGTCACTGTGTATATGACGTATGATAAGCTACGTTGTCCCACCACCAGTAATGGTACCTATCCCTCGTGCAGGATATAAATGCATATCTCAATTCACACGAGATACAAGATGTGGGGAATTAGGAACTTATACCAGTGACTATTTAATTTTAAGAAAGGAATAAGATGAAAGTAAAACTAACTATTAAAAAGTGTCTTAAGAAACTGAAAGAGACAGAATTATCTAATATTGAATATTGGAAGAAGTGTCAATCATTAGAACGGTTGCTAGAACTTGCTAATAAAGAAATAGGTATTCTTCATGCAGTTAATAAACGTGGTTCAGAACAATTAGGTAACTATCTTCTCGTAGAAAAAGCTACTCGACAAAGTTACAGAGATATGCAGGAAGAATTAGAAAAGCTAAGAAAACGTATTGAAATTATAGAATCAATTCATATTGAACTTCAAGCACCAAAACAATAAGAAAGGAATATATATGTGGATAAGTAGAAAGTGGAAAGAAGAGATAGAACAAACTGTCCGATTAATGGAAAAAACAAATCAAGATCAATATAAGAGATTGAGGCAAATAGAGGAAAACTATACTAATCTTCTCAACCATCTTGAATTAACAGAATGGACTGAAGCGCCTAAAGATGCAATTCCAGCTAAGACTATTCTTATAACTAAGAAAGAACAGAAGAAAAGGAATAAGAATAAACAACAAAGTTATATTGACCCAAGAGTACTACAAGCAAGACAATATCAAAACTGTCTTTCTGGATTACAACAAGAAAATGACATACTTCATCAAATTCGTAATAAAGTAATCTATGGCTCACACATTAATCCATTTAGGTAGATAATCTATTGAAGAGGATATTGATATTTATCAATGTCCTCTTTTATTTATAAGGAAAATATATGAGATGGGAATATAAATTTAAATCAAAAGAAGTATGGCATAAATGGTTTGCATGGTATCCAGTAACATTACTTAATACACATACAAAAGTATGGTTAGAATTTGTTCTTCGTAGATCATTTATAAACGATACCTGTACTCATTATTATTATGAATACACAATCATTCCTTTTATTGAAATCCTTGGAACCTCTGAACAAATTAGAGGTAAATAATTATGGCAACGAATATTGATACTTTTCAATATCCGTTTTTATTTTCTTATTCTCTAAAGACGCGCGGTCACGATAACGATCTATATACTGATTAAAGGTTGTGATATTACTCAAGTCTCTACTCACCTGTGGTATCTTAAGGAATGGTATACCTGTAAGATTATCAATAATCATTGTAGGATTAGCAATCGTCTTACCAATATCCTTTCCTATTCTCTGGAATGGTAACGCGGTAACTACCATATCTTCCAACTTCTGCGATACTCCACCAGGACCAGGAACGAACAATCCAAAGAGTTGTGGTATTTCCCTTAATCCAGGCGGTACAATAGGCTGAATGATGTTTGCAGGATATGGTAATGCTGAGAAGAAGGATCTTCGCTTCTCATCGTCAGTACCAAACATATATTTAAGGCTGCTCTGCAATCCGTTATAAGGTGCTTGGAGACTGCTTCCAAACATAGAATAAGGCACTAGAGAGGCCATTCCGAACATAAATAAGTCGGCAGCCATCATTCTATTGAATCTATTGCGATCATCGCTTCCAGGCCCTATTCCGGTCATCTGTGCGGCATTCATAGTGTTAATTCGGAACTCTACCGAGTTGTACGCATAAAGCTGGAATCTATGGAATATCTTACCCATTGGAGTTGACATAAATTCAGGACGTTCTCCATTGGAATAAAGGAACTGACTTGATTTAACACCTTCTCTTGCAATCTGCATTATCCATGGATCATCATATTCTAATTCAAAACCAGCTTGTCTAAATATTCTACGTGCATTAATATAATGAGCCAACATTGACCGTTCTCTTGCTACTCTTTCAGAAGAACGCATAAACCAGGAGGCACGATTGACAAGTATATCCATCAATCCAGCATCCTTAAATGTTTGACGTATCTTCACATCTTTCCATTCATTCTGTGATGCTTGTCTCATTATTTCAGTAACTGCAACGATAGTACTCTTCCTCATCGAAGGATCCATACCAGCTTCATTGTAAAAAAATGATTCCAATCCACCTAAGTTTTGGAGTATAGTCCTTACATCTCCACGATTGCGTATTACATCCTTACCAAATTCTTGTTGCATATCTTTTAATCTGAATGAACGTATATATGCACTTGCACCAGCATTCATAAATGTCATTACTTCAGCAGAAGTGACATTTGTTATAGCAGTCTTTAATGATGTCAGAAGTGACATAAGACTCCACTTTGCTTCAGCTTGAGATAACCAACTGATCTTCTTATCGGATAGATTCTTCTTAGTCTGCTCTATCCATTGCTTACGAAGTTTTATATTCTCATTATCATACCATTGACGTTCTGCATCGGTCATTTCACTGCGTTTCTTTTTCTCCTTCACAAAGGTAAGATTTTCCGCTACTGCTGCTACCTGTGCATACTCAGGAAATATTTTCTTACCAAACCAACTATCACCTATTGCAGTAATCTTATCATTCCAGAATTTGTTATTATAGAACTTCATCCAATTAGTCTTTAATCCATAATTGTATCCCTGTGCTAATTCAGGTGGAGTAGTATCCTGGAATCCCATAGTCTGTCTTGCATATCTCTCAAGCCAGTTGATCATATCTTCTCCACCTTCAGTAGGACCAAATGCACTTCTTTTACGTGCATCATTAACAACGAAGTGAGACATCAATGCAAACTGCATATCATGTTGCGTCTTCAGAAGTATCTCATGTGCAGTAATAGATGCGTTAATACCCATCTCCCAATCAGGTATAGGATCATTCATATTCCTACCACCAAATATCTTATTAGGCAAGATACTCAAGGAACGCAATGGATTACTCTTATCGAATAACTGACCCATAAATTCTTGACCACCATTCAAATCATCTTCCTGATTAACCGTACGCGCAATCTCTTCCATCATTCGATTCGTAAGATTCTTTACTTCTTCAGGCGGAAGATTCCTAAGTAATGGTTCATACATTCTCTTATAGTATTCAGTAACAGTCTTTCTATTCAATGTCATATGATGAAGATAATGATCTCCATATATATCATAATCCTTATTCGATACTCCCATTATATTACCATCAGGATAAAGTTGATCCATTACTGCATCCTGTTCGGCATTAGTCATTTCATGGAATCTCTTTCCTAACTTTGCATAATATCCTCTTGGATTCTGTTTCACACCTCTATCAAATGCTTCACGTTGTTCCTTACCCATCTGACTATCAAAGAATATTCCTTCGGGAGTAGTGTACACATCAAAGAGATTCTCTTCTAGCTTTACTGCACGTGCAATATCAAGTTGTGTGCGGATAGATATATCCGGTTGACCACCTTTTAATTCAAAAGACTTCTGAAGTAAGTTCTTCTTCGTTTGTTCTACGTCAACTAATCGGATTCTATTCTTACCATATTCCTTTTCAGCATAAGGAACAAGAGAATCATGAGGACGATTAGCAAGAAGAGATTGATACTCTGCAATATATTTAAGTAAACCATTATGAATATATTTTCTCAATTCATTCTTATTCATTGATACCGTTTCACCGTTAGCAGCGATAACCTTGAACGGTCCTTGAGGAAGTTTCTTAAATGATTCTTCTGCATGAGAACGATTCACTTCAAAGACGTTAGGTATCTTTGTTCCATCTTCCTGCGTAAGCATCTTTGCATAATAACCTTCAACCTCGGTAGCGTTAACAATCTCTACCATCTTATTGGCAATGTTATTATGTTCTTTATTGAAAGCATCATTATGAGGCATTGCACGATCATACAATTCAATAGATTTCTGTTTATCAGCATCCTTCGCTTCACGATAATGTTTCTGGAATTCATACATAAGTTTGAAACTACCAAAGACTCTCTCGATAGGACTTCTTGCAACTGCACCTTCAGCAGTTAATACAGGTTGATTCCACATGATACGATACTTAGTCACTTCTTTCTGCATACGTTCAACTGCCTCTGCAATTCTTGGCATTCTCAGGAACATCCAATTTGCTTTTACCCTTGCAATACTCTTAGGATCATACGTACTACCCTCAAGATGATTCACATAGAGTTTGAAGTCTTGCCATGTCATATGTTCAGGACTCCACGTAATAGGTTCACGATAGACTTCCTGCATAATACCGGGAAACTTAGTATGAAGATCCATTAATTGTTCCGGCATATCCTTCAAGAGTTTACGATACCGTGTCATGTAATCTTTATATTCCATTCTTTGCTTTGGATCGGCAATATCTCCTTCACGTGTCTTACCAAACTGTTCTAAGAACTGATGTTTGAAGTAAGCAGTATTCTGTCTTGCTTCCTTATCTAATGATACACGTGTATTGTTATTAGTAAAATCAAAATTTCTTGAAGTAAAGTGTGGTAAATTACCATTGAGTTCAGAGATATTCATTGCCTCTGCAACTGTTTCCATAGACAATTTATCTTCTACCATTACACCAACTAACTTTGCATACTTAGTCTTGAAGTCTTTTAAGATAGCATGATCTACAATATCCATACTCATAGTAGTACGTCCACGATAGGTATCAAATCTATCCTTCTGTTCTCGAAGTAGTTTATCTTTATACATTTCAATATTCTGTTGGCTTACATCACCTTCCTTAGTTGCTAATCTCATAGCTTCAGGAGTATGGTCTACTTCATTCCAATTCAGAGTAGACAACCAGAGAGCATCAAATAAATCTTTTTTAGGTTGTTCTAAAGACGCGCGATAGTCCACAACTTTCTTCATTACCTCTTCCCACGATTGGAATGCATCTCTCTTTTCCTGTAGAGTCTTATAGAGAATCTTACCACCAGGAGTAGTCCTATCGCTTACATTGGTAGCAAAACTTTCTTGTGTCTTAATCGCAATCTCTTTAAGACTGTTTACAGTCTGTGCAAATGGACGTATATCTTTCTCTAATAAGTCAGTAATAGCATCATCAGTAAAGTTCTCTTTAGGTAGCATAGTATCAAGATACTTTGAGAGATAATCATTCATAAAGGATAGAGATTGCATATCCTTAAAATCATTCTGCCATAACTCTTGGATATACTTTACCTGTTCACCCTTAGTACGTTCTACGCGTTCAACTCTTCCATCAGGATGTTGAGTATCTTTGTACTCAATAGCTTCTTTTTCAGAATCAAATACATCTGATCTGATTCTACCATCCTTCATAGTCCATATTACTTGTCTCTTATCTCTCCACAACTTTGCATCTCTTACCAAACCCTCAGTAGAGGTAGCAATGAGTTGAGATTGTAATTCACTTTGTCTATTAATCGGTTTACGAGTAATAGGATCGATCATTCTACCAGCCATCTCCCAAGCCTTACTATTAAGGTATGTACTACCTTTACCAGGAGGATTAATGAAGTCATTGAGTAATTCAATATCCTTACCCTTATTCATCGCAACAAGTTCTTTCCAGATACTTGTCTGTGCAACGTAAGAGTTATTGAAGTTCACTCCTGCACGGCCTAATCCACGAAGTATGAAATGTGCTAATGGAGTATTGCTCTTAATTAATCTATCCATTTGTCTACGGACCATATCAGACTGCACAATATTCGTGAAATCTAAAGGTTCAGGATCATATTTCAATTCACTCATTAACTGTGCAGTTCGATACCAGACACTACCTAAATCAACTCCACCACTTGCATCCTTTGCCTTATCAACTGCCATACGAAGATTATAGAATATATCCTGTAAGTGTTTCTTTGTACCATCATATTCACGTAACTTAGTATTGTTATCTACTTCCATTAATTCTTTAAGAATAGGAACCTTACTTAATCCTACTTTCTTCATATGGCTAATAAACTCTTGTGGAGCAACTGGTCTACCCTTTGCATCAAATACATCAGCAACAGATAATACACCACCTACAATACGCATAGTCTCATAATCTACTGGCGCACTTCCACCATCTGCAGCATCAGCACACTTATTCACTATATCCCATACAGTACGATTGAACTCTTCCTTATCAGGTTTTGCTCTAAGGAAATACTTACCACCATCCACTTCAATAGTCTGTCCAGAACGTAATACTGCACCAAGTTCTCTACCTCTATTTGCATTGGCTAATCCCCAACCTAAGTTATTCTTACCATTGGTAGCATTACTTCCAGCTTCCATTAATCGAGTAGGAGAGAACATGGAGTACGTACGTTTAAGATTAGGATTAGTATCTAATCCAAGTTCCTTTGTATGTCCTTTCTCCATAGCAAAGTCTTCAAGATACTTACCACCAGTAAGTATATCCTGTGCATCAGGTCTTGCAAGAACTTGTTTAATAGTCAATCCCTTAGTTGCATCTCCCTTAAAGAATGCATCTCGTTCTTCAGGTGTTGCGAAGAATCTTGAGAATCTATGTTTGATATGTGGTTGTTCTATATGGTCTATTACTTTCTTATCCATACCAAAGAATAACTTATTACTGTCACCATCATTATCTTCACCATCTAAATACTTTAAATCTAATGGATGAATAGCAACACCATATCCACCATCACCAGGTATATCCATAAATCCACGTACAGTCAACCGTCTATTACCACTCTCATCAGATTGTGGAGAACGTGTACCAACAGTACGAGAGAAGAAATCTTCGAGTAATTTATTAGAGGTATCTTTCTGATACATATCCCATAATTCACCAAGAGATATAGTTTTCTTATTAGGAAATAGTTCTTTCAACTCTTTAGGTACTTCACGTACCATCTCACGCAATCCTTTACCTAAAAATATATCACCCTGAGAAAACTTTCTACCACTTGTCTTCTCATAGTGTATTACATCAGTAGGAGTCAATCCATAGAATGAACGTGACGAGCTTGCAAAGCCATTATATATTGGACGTTGACCTCTATCAGATATATATCGGTGTAGTGCTTGTTCAAGATAATCTCTTATAGGTTTCTCTCTCAGGAACGATGCAGTAATATTGTCTTTACCAGTAGCAGCAATAGATAACTCAACCGTACCACGTAATTTCTCTAAATACTTTACAAGTTGACTCTCATCTTCACCTTCAATAATATCTCCCTTGTTCAATATGTACTTGAACAACTTGTCAACTACTGCAATAACTTTAGGTCCAGCTTTATGGAAGTCCTTACCATACATTACATCTAATATCTTCTTTACACTTACCTTATCAATATCAATCTCTTGACTGGTTTTTAATTGATCGAATGCATCATTGACTTCTTTCTTACCATTAAGACTCGGTTCTACAACCGTTGCCATAAGATGATCTCTTAAGTCCGGCATATTACTAAAGAACTGTTTAAGATAATGTACATCACCCATTTCAGTATCTTCAGTAACAGAAGGATTCAATCGTATGGAAGATACAGGTATATCAAACTTCATCTTCTCAATTTGTTCAGGAGTAAGAAGATTACCTAATGCATCCTTTGCAATATACTTTCCTTCTGGACTTACATCAATAAATATCGTAGCAACCTCACCAGGTTGCTTAAGGTCTGTATCATTATATACAGCATGTATCTTTCCCAATGCTTCTTGCATTCTTTGTTCATGTAGGGTAGTAGACTGATGCAGTCCTTCCTTATGTATCTGTAATCCAGTAGGCAATGATACCGCAACTGCATCTTTATAAAACGCTATCTTGGGATCTGTTCCTAATGTCTTTGCAATATCATCTTTCATCTCAGAGAAAATAGTAGCAGAACCATCTTCGTGACCACGTAATGTTTCACCAAATACATTCTTCGTTCCGTTATTATTAAAATGGATACGAACTGCTCTATAACTTTCTTTCCCTACTACTGTAGCATCCATAGGAATACCACCACCGAAGACTATCTGATTACGTTTATTCCTGCTTACTGCATTGCGTATAGTAGTATTTGGAGAACTGAATAATTCATAGTTATTAGTTTTCTTATTCAATGCTAACCACTTCACCATTAAGTTGCCAGCCATCTCGTCATATGCTTTCTCAAGGTATTGCACATGAGAATAATCTTCTTTTGCTTTCTCATAGGACTTACCAGTATTATCTTCTACATACTTAGTACGTTCAGCAATATGAGTTGCATAACTCTCACCAATCGTTCTTCCTTCTGCTTGATCAATCTGATTGAATCCTTCCTGTATTCCAGTTCGATAGGTAATACCTTCATGTGTAAACGTATAGGAATTAGTCTCACTATCGAATAAAGTAGTTCCTCTTGGTTCTGCAAAGACACGGTGATCATCTTTATCGTTACCAATAAAGAGTTTACCATGTTTATAGATAGTATGAATAAACTTATTGAAGTTAATAGAATGAAACTTTACTTCACCACCTTTATAAGATTTACTTTGTTCAAAGATACCCTTTGTCATGTTGGTATTATTTCTGCCAAAGTTACCATTGACTTCGGTAATCTCGGTAAGATCAATACCAAGTATCTTCTCGTAGTTTGCATAATCCCTTACTTTACGCTGTTCTATTCCAGCCCTATTGTATCCGGGTTTCGATGTTAATCTTCCATTTTCAGTATAAACAAGTTCATCTGCAATCTTTGTATTGGCATACATATTCCAAAGAGTATTTACTTTCTGATTCTGTTCAGGAGTAAATGGTTTACCTAAGTCTCTTTCAATACCTTCCTTCACAAACTTATATTGTTTCTGTTCTGCTTTACGATGTTCAGAAAATACCTTACCAATCGTAGATACTAATTCAAGCTCTCTTCCTTCTAATATCTCTTGAGGAAATGCTTGAGTAATCTTTCCCATTTGCTGTTTCGATACACCAGTTTCATTCAGAGAATTCAATATCTCCTGATGCTTCTCTACTATTGTTATATTGCTTGTAACTGCAGATTGAACTCTATTGGCAGTTCTACGTACTTCTTCTGCAAGTGATGGAGCAAGTTCGCTTACAATCTTCTGTACTGATGGAAATACACCTTCTTGTAATTGTGTACGTTCTTCATCGGTAGGAGTTCTTCCAACTCGTTCAGTAAACTCTTTCTCTCTCTTACCCATCTCATCATCAAAATGTATCTTGGCAATATCAGCAGTCAAGAGATGAAACTGTTCGAACTCAGGTCTTCCCAACATCGCAGCCCTATCCAGTGGAGTCATACTTTCAATTGTTTGTTCCGATACTCCTAACATTCTCGCTGCTTGATAATTATTCGCATCGAGTATTGCACCCTTCGCAAGCATAGCATTAAAATGTTGTGTCTGAATGAGTTTCAATTCTGCCTGTACGCCTTCCGATGGATTCTCTCCTTTACTTCTTGCGAATGCAACGAGATCACCACCGGACTTCATCATCAGATCACCATGAATAACACCCTGATTAGGAAGATGTTTATTCGTTATCCTATGTGCCTCTCTCATTTGATATGGCATCTCACGATAACCAAATACACCATTCAATAATCCTTCATAGACTGTATATTCAATAGGTACATCATTCTTATACGCAGTCCATCCAGCCATAGTAACACCAGTAGCAACTGCTCTCATTGACTTCAGGATGAACTCTTGTTTCTCTAACGGCATCTTAGCAAGAGATTCAAACCCCATCTTACCTATTGTCTTTGCAGTAATAGCAGAAGCTATACCACCTTGTACTGCACCAAAAGGAAGTCCCTCTAAGAATGCACTTGAACGTGTCTTAAAATCTTCTGCACTAAAATATTCTAATGGATTGAACGAGATAGGTCTTGCTCCTGCGGCACTAGCAAAACCCATAAATACTGATTGACTTATAATGTTACGAGTAAATTCTTTTGTCTCTTGTTGTAATGTTCTTCCCGTTAACTTCTCTGCAAACCTCATAGTTTCACCTGCAGCAGAGGTTTCGAAGAATCTCTCTATACCGCGTGAACCAATAGAACCAACAACAGTAGGAATGGAAGATCCACCAATCTTTCCAGTCAACCATCCACCTAAAGTAGCAATCTCCTTAGAACTAGTAAGTAGTTTCTCTGCTCTGTTTGCATTGCCTAATAACTGCATTGTATGTGATGCACCGGCAAGTCCTATACGTGCAAATGCACCAGGAGTAGGCAACCACCCTATAAAACCAAGAACACTACCCAGAGAACGTGCAATATACTCCGGTGTAGTGTCGGGTGAATCTTCTTTTAATATGTCAAATGTTGTTAAACCTTCTAAGTAACCAGATGCGAAATTCATTCCCAGTGAGGACAGTGACCAATCAGGTTTCTGCTCTTGGGAAATCGGTCTGCCAAGTGTAATTACTGGCATAATATGTTCCTATCTTTTAATGTAAGTGTTATTCCCCTTGTTTTGATAAGGATTAATTGGAAGATTACGAAAATACTCTTCAAAGTTTTCTTCTGTATATTGCGAATCAATTTCAGCTAATCGTTGTTCTCTTTGATCATCATCCTTAATTTTCATTGCACCCATTCTATCAAGACTTGCTTTTGCATCCCATTCATTCTTCATGGTTTTATAGCGATCAGTTAATGTATTGATAAGAATTTGTGCATTACCATTATATGGTATATCTCCTTGACCATTGGTTTTTCTAATAAGATCCCATACTTCCGCATGCACAGGAGCAAGATATTCGTTAATACCTGCAATACCTTTTGGTCCAGAATTACGGGCAACTAAACTACCAGCTTCTTGATATAATGTTGCCAAACTATTAAGTCGTTCTGCAGCAGATGTTTTATCAAGTTCAGTCTTTGTTTGTATATCCCAAGTAGGAGTAATTGCTGCTGTCTTATCCTTCTTCGTATATTCACTTATGGGTGTTTGTGCAGAGAAAGAACCAGGAGCACCTTGATTAAAGAACGTAGATACTCTTTGACCTTCGATTGCTTTGGAATAAATAGGAGTTCGTGATACCTCAACAGTATTACTTTTTAATGTTGGAACCAATCCCAATCTCTGGAGTATTCTATCAGCATCACGAATAGGTTGTGTCTGTATCTCTTCTTGCCTTAATTTAAAATTACGTTCTTCCTCTCGTTCTACTAATTCAAAATAAGGTGCAGGAACAAAGATACCGTTAGGATCATCGGGAGTATTAAATTCAGAACGAACTTGTTTTCCAGATATTTTAGGTGCACCTCCAAATCGCTTATCATTAGGATTTATTTGAACGTATGTATTACGTTTTCTTTCTAATCTATCACTTAAATCAGATTCATAATAATGTTTAGATTGATCCAATCTTGTTTGTTCAGCAATCTCAATCTGTTTATTCAATGCATCCATCTTCAGACCTTCCATTGCTTGTGTTGCTGCAAGTTCTTTTTCCTTCATTGCAACTACTTGAGCATATTGATCTGCATCCTGTGCAGTCTTAGTACCCGATAACATAGACTGTACAAATACATCACCAAAGTTCTGTGTCTGTGGCATAATTTTATTCCTTAGAAATTATATTTAGGTTTCATCATACCAGTAGTAGCATCATATTCATATCCATTTATACCACCATTATCATTATTATTACCACCAAATATATTCTTATAATTCTTCATTCCTATTTCCTGTCCTAACATTCCCATCCCAGCAGTTGCTACCTGTCCAAACATTCCTTGCCATTTCTGAGATGATGCAGTATCAGCGCCCATTCTACCTTGTGAATTAGCAATATCCGCTTGAAGTTTACCCCGTGCATTAAACTGAGTTGCTTCATTATACATTCCTTCATTCTGTCCAGTCATTTCCATTAACTGTGAATCAAGCCTACCAAATCCCTGTTCTGCAGTCTGCATACCAGTATCAAGTGCCTTACCCATTGCTTGTGAACGCTGCTGGTTAGCCATTACATTAGATGTAGCGCCACCTAATCCTTGTGAAGCAAGTCCACCTCTAAATGATGCTTGACCAGGAACAAGTCCAGATGCTAATTTCATAATCCTTCGTTGTTCATCATCCTTCATTCGGGTATTTTCACCTTGAAGGAACTTCTGGTAGACTCCCTGAAATCCATATCTTCCTGCATCAACTCCCTCAAATTCTACATCCTGCCATTCAGGAGAATCACTAAACATACTTCCAAGTAATCCTACTCCAGCAGTTGCAATACTTATCGGGTCCATAATCTATCTCCTTAAACTTGAATCAATGTATAAAATAATATCATTTAGCGCAACCCTAACATTTTTCGATATAATACCGTTATTCCTCTAAGAATCTCACCAGAGGTAATAGTAAATTTCAATTGTGTAGTTAAATATTTTGTTGTATTAATATAAGATCCACTTGTAAGTTGTGTCGTTATAGTCGATGGAGTATTATAACCAATATATCCATCACATGTACCATCCCAAATTACTTTATATATCTTCTTCAATGTAGTATTATCGCCGAAATTAATCAACTTACTATACCAAGTGCAAGTTGCACCATTAGAAGAACCACATAATTTTGCTATTCCTTTATATACACTAAGATATATATTGCCAAGATAATCAACAATTAATGATCGTTTATCCGCAGTAGTATAATCAATATATGTTCCGGCAGTATTAGCAGAAAGCCAATAAAACCACTTACGTCCGGTAAGATGATATACAAACATTGGAGTATAAGTATCAAGTGTTGCCGAGTATTTCATATATGCTATTACTAATGAATTATATTTAGGACTTATCTTCATAACAATAGTTCTATCTGATGCAAGTGTTCTATGCGAAGTTGCACCACTTATATTTGTACCTATTTGATTAATAGGATAAGATATAATACTCGGTGTCTTACCATCATGCATATAAATATTATCTACATTAGCAAAATACATTGCATCTTCATTACTGCATATTGCAAGTGAATTAGATATACCAAATCCATCATATTCACCTACCAGTACCAATGCTTCTGCATCTATTACATACATCTTACTATTATCAAACGCATATAAGTAACCCTTGAAGTAATGCAATCCAATAGGCATAGTAGGAAGAACACAGAAGTCATTACTCCAATCAAATGTATCAGGTGCATTCTTTTTACTTCTGAAGATAAGATTCGATACTTTCTCAAGTTCATTATTATATCCCTGCCCTACAAATAAATATCCTGCACCCGTACAACTAATCGTATAATTCATCGTATTATTAGGAAGCGTTTCAGGGCATCCAGTCTCAGTTTCATACGAAGGACCGTAAGAACCCAAATCGGTGAATGAATAAGATTTCTTCGTTCCCCAGGTTCCTTCATCCGTAATATCACTTACCCAGTTATCCTTCGTCGATATTCTACCAGCTAATCTATACAATGTTTCAGGGTTCCCTTTATTGAGAGCGCCAGCTTCAGCACGAAAGATCAATACCGCAGTAACACGTTCCGAGATAGATGCAGATTCATAAATATCGATAGATACATCCATAGTATCGGTTGCTTGTGTCAAATGGTTGTTACTCGCATTTTCCGATAAGGGTGACATTTGATACAGATCATATTCAAATGCAACTTTATAAAAATACTCTTTGGTAATATCGAATGTTCCTTCTGTATTGGTCGTGGGAGTAATCGTGACCGTTACCGGATTGATGCCAACATAAGTATTAGTAATACCACTGAATGCAGTTGTATCATAAACCCTTGTAAGGAATTTACCACTACCAGAAACACTACTTAGTATATTTACAGTAACATCTTTATCTGCACCGCTAGTATCACTTGTACTAACAGTAACATTAGTAAGACTGGCAATAGTTGATTTTGCCTCTTCAGTTTGAGGAATATAATCACGCCAAGTATATTCTTCTATTTTATTATAAGTTTCATCATCATAACCAGAATCTATATAAACTGCCCTTAATGTAATAACATCATCATAAACATCTGTAACATCCCAAACTGCATCACTTAATTTAAATTCAGCAGTACCATCCGAGAAATAAATATCAAGTGTACCAGTACTCTCACGTGTAAATAAATAATCTTCTTTTACTGAACCTACAAGTTTTATGCCATCTGTATAAAGTAAATCAGTTGTATCTTCAGTAGAAGTAGTCACACCTGTGTCTAATGAGCGAAATCTTGTATTGGTAGAATTTAATAATGCATCTTTTGCAGAAGATTCATTCATTATAATTATCCCACGACCACCATATCTAAGAGAATTTAAGTCAGTATAATACCAATGTTGAATACTTACACCTACATAAACTGCTCTTGTTAAAAGTCCTATATCACCTAACCATCCTATTTCAGTTGCAGTAGAAGTTTTAACAAATGTTCGTTTAGATGGTTTTGACCAATATGTAGATGTAGTCGCAAAACTACCTGCATAAAACTGTGCAACACTAAGAAACCAATTTGCAGGATCAGTTACATAGAGTGCAGGATAAGCAATAGAATAACCAGTACGTGTTGGAATAGAATAGGTGAAAGTAACATCAGTAGGGACAATATCTGCATTTGCAGTAAGAGAAGATAATGCAATATTGTAAATTGCTTTTCCACCTTTTTCAAGTGTCCAACCACCACTTTTCCATACACTAAACCATAACTTGTTCGTTGTCGTTTCAATATCACTAATATAGGAACCAGAAGTAGTATTAAATTGTGTCGCAACCACATCCCATCCTGTTACATGATATGTCTCATAGATTGTAAGATCACTTTTCTTGATCTTATAAAGATTTCCATACTTTCCTATTGCATCAAAGAGATAGAAATATGTTGCATCTATATCACAATCACATATTCCCTGTAATGAATTGAATGTACCGGAAGATTTAGTTACCGTACCATCTGCAACTGCTATCTTCAATATCTTCGTCCCCTGCCATTCAATACCATAAAGATATGTTGCATCTGCAATAGTCTTATACGGTGCAGGGAATGAACTTGGCGGAATAAGTTCTGCATTATCATATTGCAATGCAGTAGGTGCTGGATTACCAAACTGTCCCTGATCTATATATCCTACATATTTAGATGCTGCATTACCCTGTCCTATACGTACTGCACGATTAACAGTTGCCATTGCAATAGTCTTACCAGTATCTATTGTATTACTATCTACTGTAGTATATGCAGGCGTACCGTTAAAATCACTTAATGCATCTATCGTTCCACCTTTAGCATTATAGAATATTAAATCCCTCTTACCATCTTCCCTTGTTATCCAAGAATGTTTCTCAATACAGTATTGATTAGAAGTATTCTCTATCTGCACTGTATCGGTTAATCTCGGTTGTATAGTACCAGGAATAGATTCAGGATTCTCATCTATGGACCATGCAGCAGCACCATTCTCAATATCAGATTGATCTGCACTTGAAATAATTCCCTTATCAAAAGTCTGTATTAAATATTCATCTCTTGGCATATATTATAATCCGTTATTCAATTCTATTTAGTCCTAAATTTGCGTACCAAACTATGATAGAACCATCGTCTCCATTATCCAACCCTGCTAATTTTATTTTAACTATATCATTTTTATTTAGATGTATTCTTACAGTTCGCCCACAATCGCCCTCATCATTTGTACCTGATAGAAAACGTCTTAATCCCGATTCGTATAATTTAACATCATTAATATATAAATAAGCATTTATAACATTGCCCGCAACAAATCCCGTTGATGACATACTCATACTATAAGTAACTATATATACCCCATTAACTCCAACCGTTATTGATGAATCTTGTGTTGTTACGTTCTTTATTATATCACCCACAGAAAAATCTTTAATTGTATAATATACACTATCAGTTACAATTAAAACCGTATCGGGATTTTCATCTCTTATATAGATACTTCCAAAAGCCATTGAATCAAGTGTGATTTTTGAGGCAGTGATATTCCCAGCAACTTCCAATTTCTCACCAGGATTCGTCGTCCCGATGCCGACGTTGCCACTATAGACAATCCGCATGTACTCTGTGCCGTTCGCACCGAGAGCGAGTGGGGCGTTGCTCCCTGGCTCACCGGCTGCAATCAGAAATGGATTCCCCGCGTTGGATAGGATTTTCGCCCCGTAGGTCGCCCCTTCGTCATAGAGACGGATCCGATCTGCTACTGAACTACCGAACGTTGCGATGAGGTTGCCTGACCCACCCGATCCAATGCGCACGTCAAGCCGTGCACTTGGGTTAGTCGTCCCGATGCCGACATTGCCACTGCTCGTTATCGCTCCACTGATAATAGGATTAGAACCAAAATCTGCTGTAAGAGTTGTGCCGTTTCCGTAAAATTGCATTGCGTTTAACAAATTGCCAGAAACATCCATTAAC